CTGGTGTCTGGAATGTTACATAATCAGCTATACAGTTTTTAGCTTTAACCTCTTTACGAAAGTATCCTTTTTTTGGTAGTTCACTATATTGTATACCTTTTTCTTGACAATAGTATTTCTTAATCATTTCATCACCAATCTTACTATCAGAATAGTTTAAGCATGGTATATCAAACTCATTGTATATATCTTGTCTAAGATCTATTTGGTTATTACCCTTGTATAAAGGATGGTTTGTATCACCAGTGGTAATTTTGTAAAATTCATAAGTGGCATATATATCATTACGACAGTAATCAATAGTTAATTCTATTTCATCATCTGTCATGTTAGTCTTTGTGTGATGGATGGGCATCTCTTCAATGTTCTCCAAATCCATCTCAAACTCTAACCTTTTTAGTGATACACGTCTGTTCTTATTATCATAATGATTAACTCTAAACAAATCAATTTGCTTATTAGCTAGCCATTCTTCCCTATATTCTGGGAATACATCATAATTTGCATCATGTATTATATCTGCAGCCTTTTGAGCTATCAATGCACATACATCTAGTGCACCTATTTCATGCCAATCTTGATGATTGCGTATGATCCACTCAACTACTTGACTGTCAAAGCGTAGATTGTTATAACCTACCCAATAGAAGTCTTTGTAATCTTCTGTGAATCTAACAAAAGCATCAATCTGGTTTGTATTTTTACTCACCTGGAATTCATGCCATTGCTGTGTTTCAGGATTATATATACAAACTAGAAACAGCTCCTGCATGGTTTCTATATCATAGATGAGTATGTTCATAATTAAAATTGATTAAGATGAGCATTATAACATGCTTGTACAATGATTTTTATATTAGCTAAACAAGCAGCATCAGCTCTATTAATAGCTTCTCTTAAATTGTTATCAACAACTGCTTGTGCAAAGCTACCACCTGGTAACACTTTGTCTCTAGTCATCATAACTGATCTTATTACATCAAGAATATGTGATGATACATCAGCACCATACTCTTTTGCAAATTCTTCTGCTCTTTTTTCGTACTGTTCAAATGTTCCCATTTCGTTTATTTTGTTTAATTATTCTGTTTCGTTAGTATGTATATTCTTAAATTTATCTGCAGCTATGCTGTCTTGTTCTTCTAATAGCTCTAATGCTATTTCATATCTAGTAAGGTTTACATTACTAATATACAGTTCATCATATATTGAGTCTATTCTGTTCTGTAGGAGAGTATTTTCTCTCTTTAAGCTTGCTGTTTCATAACCAGCTGCAAATAACACAATTGCTGCTATTGCAAATAATATTGCTGTTTTCATAGGTTATTTATATGTTTTAATATACTCTTTAATACACCATTTAATCATATCCCATAGATAATATCTCTGTTTAGACTTGGTTAGTTTGTACAAACCTTCATAATAACTAAAATATTTATTCATAATGTGTAATTTAATGCACTAAATTAGAAATTTATTTCTTTTTTGCTGCTTTTGTTGGTGTTTTAGGCAACTTATTGCTCTTTTTAGAACTATATTTCTCTTTTCCTTCAAGAGCTGTTAGTAATGCAGCACTAATTATTTTAAGCAATTCTTCATCTTGTTCCATTGCACTTGCGAATGCAGCACCAAGACCAGCACCATTATTCATATCATCACTATATATAACGTTTACATTATTACCATGTACGTTCATAAAGAAATGAGCACTAATGTCTTCTACCTTTAATTTACTTTTTGCCATGTTGTGTTTTTTTAATTGTTAATGTTGTGGAGGTGAGGGGAGTTGAACCCCTGTCCAGACAAGTGATAATAATACCATTCTTACATGCTTAGATCTATTTGATATAGGAGTCTGCTGTAGCGTTTCCTATGTTTCAAGCTTGTGTATTTACTACAGTCCAAAGCTTCATCTTGATCAGTAGTTGGGATCGCAGGGTTTGCTATCTACCACCACTCTGTTTTGACATAACAGAGAAAACGCTTGTAACTTTCTGTTGCCAGGTTGTTACCACCCCGTTGACTAAGCTGCTAATGCATACTCAGAAGCGAAAGCCATAGCAATAATGCTAGCACCTTCTTCAACACGCTCAGATTGACTCTTTACGGTTATTGTTTAGAACTTGTTTACCTGTTCCAAGGCTTGCATGTGATACTACCAGCCTCATGTCTGTCAAAGCCAGTACACCCCCATTATATATGTCTATCTAGAGATATATTCTTACAGAATCTGATTTCTTTGTTACTCAATGTCCATATCTCACCATTATCCATGGCACATGTAAATAGAATGTTATGCTCTTGGCTATAGTCTATAACCAAAAAAGCATAACCTTCCATTCCATCAGAATATCTCATGATAGGTATCATTGGATTCAGTTGAAGAATCATTCTTTTTCTTTTTAATTATGTTGCCATCTCTATCAATGAATGGAGCCCTATGAAATTCATAGGACATCCATACAAAGATAGCTAGTAGCACAAAGATAACGATATATATCATTATTTGTAGAATTTAAACCTGATAAATCTAGACTTTTCTTGTGTATACTCATTTGTAGGTGTATACATATATCTACCATTCTTAATCTGTAATCTATTAGCAGCTGTTTTAGCTGCAGCATTACGATAGATGGATTCAATTAAGTTATCTGCACTAGGTACATAACTTAGCACTTGTATGTGTGCATAATCTCTACTAGATCCAATTAATGTTGCCATGTGTGTGTATTTATTGGTTTAAAAATATAATCTTACATGATCTTGAAACATCTCAGCTCTCTTTGGTGTAAAGTCAAATGAGAACCCTCTTGGTAAGTCTAACGCTTTTTGTGGTCTATCTTTTCTAACCACTCTTACTTTTCTAATAGCTACAGGATTAGCTACATTTTTAATCTCACGTAACTTAAATGCAATACTCTGTTCAGATCTATTTATAACGTTTGATAAGTCTCTAGCCGTAGCAGCCACGTTATTATCATTCTTTACTAAGCATTTCTTTGCTTTCTGTAATTCTGGTGTAGTCCAGAAGACAATTGTTCTTTTTGACATGTTAATTGATTTTTGCTATGCAACACATTGCTGATGTGTCACGATAAGGTGTGTAAATGTATTTATTGTTGTTTTTTGTAGTGAACAGCGTATGTTTGATTGGGTGCTGTTTCTCAATATATGACACTATTTTCTCTTTACGAGCTTTGAAGAACTCTTTGATTGTGAATTCTACACCTGCTCTTAATGAGAAAGTCATAATGAAGTTATCTTTGAATTTGGCTATATGTTCATCTAATGTATAAACTGTAGCACAATAGTCAAGATCATAGAGTGTTTTCACTCTATTAGGCTCAGCTTGTAATATATTACCAAATCTCATACGTACAGGGTGCTTTGTTTGCATCATTTGATGCATTAACACATTAGGTGTATTCTCCCATATTTCTATGTCTTTATAACCTTTTGATTTGCACCACTTTATGTATTCATTGATATTTGGCCCAGCTAGTCCTACGATAGCATTACATTTAAAGAAAGAGAATAGAAATTCTCTCACTGCATGCTTATTAGCAGCATCTAAATAGGTTGCTTTTGTCATTACGCAAGAGTTAGTTGTTTTAGATATTTCACTTGTCTTTCTCTATCCCATAGATTCATCATGTCTTGAGCATTATCTGTTAGTTTGGATCTGTTATATGCAATACCAACTCTAAGTTCTCTAGCCCATTCAGTGAATGATAGTTGTTGTTCAGGAACAACTGTTGATTGTATTTTAATGTTCTCCATAATTAAATTGATTAATAATTAAATAAATTAGTCTTCTGGTTCATCATCTGGATTATCATCCATCTCATCCCACTCTTCATCATCATCAGGATATTCATCATCTTGATCATATAAATAGTCATCCTCATCCCATAATAGTCTAAGTGTCACCTTATCCATGTATAATACAGGAACGGCTAAACCATCTTCAAATGCTACATCTTCCACTTCTATTTCTACCTCACCATCATAATCAGATAATACCAAGTTTATATCCTTGAGCTCTATATCTCTGAGCTCATCTGTTCCTGGTCCATCGTCCCACCAACCTATTTCATGAGGTTGAGCTATTACAACAGCTTTCTCATCAGGATTAGCTGTGATGGATACAATAACAGGCATAACAGGATAACCATTTATTGCAATGTATGACTCTTGATCTTTTGGTGTATGACCTAATAGAAATATTCTATCATATGTATATCTTTTACCATATATAGTGTCTGTTATTTGTTGTTTGAACCACATGCCAGACTTTAACGTCTCAGGTATATATGAGTCAAACACTAGTTTTGCTTTTATGTACATAATTTGTTTATTTAATGATGAAATAAATAAGGACCCAGCTGGGGGAAGCTGAGCCCTATATCTACCAACACACACATCTAAAATCCTAATAGCTCTAAATCTTGTGCATTAGCCTCAATTGAGACTACTGTGTGTTTAATACTTTCTATTCTATATTTAAACTTTGCTATCATTTTAAATATATAAAACTCCTGAGGTGTTAACTGTATTGTTTTCATCTTATTGCTATATTAATGTTATCTATTTAGTTTGTTTCTCAAAGGTTCAGATTCTTTGTAACAGTCGTCATACCCTTTGGTATAATTATGCAACTCTGTTCTGGTTATATAACTATCAATAAATAGATAGCCAACTATATAGCCTATCATTGAGAAGAACGTTACAAACATAAGTCTCTCATCTGTATATTCTATAGCTAGCATATATATACATATTAATACTGTTACAGCAATAATTAGGGCAATGCCCATAAATAATTCAAATTTTTTCATAAATAATGTGTGTTAAAGAGTTGAGTAATAATGTGTTGTAAAAAATATAGATTTTGTGCCTCAATCTACAAAGCCTCTATTCAATGAAGTAGAACAGATAAACTCCTATAATATATTTAACGTCTGTGATAATAAGGTTTAACATGTACTTGTTTGTAAAAGTACTGTGCATCATTAGAAGGACATGTCTGTCTAGTAGTTGTGCATGATGACATTAGCATAATAACTACTAATGTACCAAAGAACCATGCTAACATGGTAGGTAATTCTTTTTTCATGTTGTGTGTTATTTAACTGTGATTGTTAATGTGTTATATCCTAATTCAAGTTCAAATGTGCCATGATAGCAATTAAAACCCTCTACATCTTTAATAGTCTCCATAGAGAATGTCTTACCTTGAAACATAAGATGATCATGACCAGTGGTGATAAGATTATCGTCTTTATCATATACACTAATCTTACACCATTTATATTCATCATCCCATATCTCATTAGTGTGAACTATTCTAATAGAGCTAAATGTTTTTGTTTCTCTCATATAATTATGATTTAATGCTATATATATTGTATTGAATAGCATGATTAGTTAATAGTGAATTAGTATATGTTAACCCCATAGAGGTCACACACCTATTCTTATATTCACACAAAATGTGTTAGTCAAGGATTATCCCCTCAACCCCTAACCCCTACACCCACATAATATATATAATAAGAGAGCAATCATTACGACTGCTCCCTTATTAATGTGGATTACAAGCTAACTGCGATTAAGTTCTTAATCTTATCATCTGTAAGAGCTTCTGTTTTGAACTCTTCAACAGTGATTTCGTCAGCATTGTAGCTGATTCTGTTAGCTGTGTTAGTAGGCATTGAAATTTGATTGTAAATCTCGCCTGCTGAACTTGCTTGTTCTTTAATCTCAAAGCCCATTAATTGGTTCAATGAGATTTCTTTTGCTCTAAAACCGTCTGAAACAGGTTGAGAACAAGTGATTTGCTCTTCTGTTCCGTCTGCTTTGATTAAGTAAGCAACTAATCTGCGGTCTGTTGCAAGAAGATTGTTGGGATTGAACTCAACTCTTCCGCCTTTACCAATTGCATCAGCAACAGTTCCTAATGTTACTGACGGTACTCGTGCTTCACGCACCTTGAAATTTAAAGCCATTTTGTTTGGTTTTTGTTGTTATGAAATACTTTTAGATTGCACAAAGGGTTATGATAGGTTGTTGAAGCGAAGCAAAGCGTAGCTTCAAGAGGGTTATGATAAGTCAAAGCAGCTTATTTTAATAACCCTTTCAGCAATTCCAAGACGGTCTATATTCTTATATATATGTATTGTTATATATAAGAGAGAGTTTTTAGGCTCTCTCTTATTGTTAGAATAACATTTCATCAATGTCTTTGATAATCCTGCCAATCATCTCTTCTTGTGTAATTCGTCTGATTGTGACATTTTCTTCACGAGGCTTGTAACCAATTACAGTGTTAACCCTAATAAGATGTTTCTTCTTGTGTAGGTTAAAGTAGATTGTAAGACCATCAACCTTGATGTGACCATTACGACCATTATCATCAAGCTTGACAATACCCTTATCAAGCTTTAATGCTTCCATTGGTAGAATCAAGACTGGTAATCCCTCATCAAGTGTTAGATTATCAGGTCCTGAATACTCTTCAAGCTTTAATTGTTTAAAGCCATCAATCATTCTTGGGTTGATGAAGAAGTGTGTTACACCTTCTAATGGATTAGTGACCATCATCTTGTTGAAATCATAATAGAATTGCATAATTGTACAATTTATGTGTGTTTAAATAATAATTACCAATGTTGTTCAAAGGGTTATGACAGGTGTGTCTGTCAGTGTATATATATAAGAGAGAGCTGTTACACTCTCTCTTTTATTAGCCTATTAGTTGCCATTAGTTCATCAGGATAAGACCATCTAATGCCTTGTCCTGCGTAAACCTTAATCCAACCAACCACTTCATTCTTCTTATCAATGAAGTTAATAACATAGTTACCTTGTTCATCATCACCTGATTGAATTGTATTACCAAGTGTTTCCCATAATGGTAGTGCTTGTACGATGTCCATTGTTTATTATTTTAGAGGTTAATAAAATAAAAAGAAAAACAGTTTTAAGACTTGTTTCAGGTCTTGTGCTTGCTAGGCTTCTTTTTGGTTTTACGGCCCAAAGCAATAAGGAACCCACCATTTGGGTTTTGTGAACATAATGTCAAGGTGTGGGGAGTGCCCCCAACCTCCAAGTTTGCCCAGGGGGTTGTGATGTGGTGAGGGCTACCCTCCCATGGACACAATAGGTTTGTATAATTTGAAAAAAAATTTTGTAAAATGTTCCACATGGAACCTTGGGTATAATTATCTGAGGACCAATGGCTTATGGCACCCCTGTGTTAAATGTCCAAAAGCCCCATGTTAAATGTTTGCATGAATTTTTCCAAAGTTTCATGCAGAGGTTGTCACACTTTTTCAAATATTTGTGACATTCTCGTAACATATTTATAGTACTATTTGTTACGAGACTTCCAGGTTTGGCTGGGTTTCACTTCCAGGTTTGGCAAGATATAACACAGCTATATTCTGCCAAAAGTCAAGCTACAGCTTTACCCATCTTACGTTTTGTCAAGCTATTGCTTTACATAATGTGTCTTATAAGGGATATGCTCAGCTTAACAATGTTGCTTTTATAACACATTATGGTATGTTATGGTGTATAGTGATGGAATGTTCCACCAAAATTATAAACTCCTGTTGTATCAAAACTATAATATTTTGCAAGTTTTGATAATAGGTGAAAATAAATTTGGTAGTTTCAAAATAGTCTTCGTAACTTTGGGGGGGATTTAGGGGGGGCCCTAAGTACATCTATTCAGCTTATACACTATCTACAATTTATTGGTAGAATATAATGGATTATAAAAATAGTGCATAATATAGCATTCCTATTCCAGATAACTAAAATAGTTATTTGACAATCAAAGGAATATACATACCTTTGCTTTAACTAATTATGGAACCAACAGACAACAAGAAGCTAATTGTTCAGAAGATGAAGAGACCAGTGGGGGATTCCTACGCTGTGGCTGAGAAGTATTACAATATACTGTCAGCTGTGAATGGTCTTGGATTGACAGAACGTGAGGTGCAATTGATTGCTTTCACAGCCATCAAGGGTAACATCTCCTATGCCAATGTTCGCCAAGAGTTCTGTGAGAAGTACAAAAGCTCGCCTCCCACCATCAATAACATCATCTCCAAACTTAAACGTATTGGTGTATTTGTCAAAGACGGTACCAAGGTAAAGGTCAACCCAGTCATCATCCTAGACTTTGAGAAAGACATTGTCTTACAAATAACTGTAAGTCATGGATAAGCCAATCTCAATGTCAGTGAAGGATTATCTAGTCAGGACACTAGCTGTTAAGATGATGGTTTCAGAGAAGACAATTGAGACAGTGGTCAATCATCAGTTCCAATCAGCCAATGAGGCAATGGACTTAAATGACAGCATAGAAATTTCTGGATTTGGAAAGCTTTTCTTTAATAGAAAGAAAGCAGAAAAGAAGGTGGAGAAGCTAAATGCTAAAAAGCTAGCTATGGAACGTATTATTAATGATGTTAATACGTCTGAGCAAAAGAAGAAGTCTTCTATTGTCACATTAGAAAAGACAATAGTTCAGATAAACCAACTTAAACCAAGAACTACATATGAAGATTAACTTCTCCCAGATATACGAGGGTTGGAAAAATAACCTTTTCCCAGCTGAGAATATGAGAGCTCACATTCAACAAGTGAGTGATGAAAGAATGGCTATATGTGAGGAGTGTGATCTCATATCAACAAAGCATAAAACTGTCAGACCTGATGTACATTGCACAGACTGTGGATGTATGTTAATTGCTAAAACAAAATGTTTATCATGTGACTGTCCTCTTAAGAAATGGGAAGCTGTTATGGCTAATCAAGAAGAGGAAGAAGCTCTCAAAAAAGAAGTTCATGGAAAATAAAGAAATACGTATAAGAAAGATTCATTTAGATGGATTTATAGAGGTTCTTGTAGAATTGTATAATAAAGGTGTGGACTATATTGATCTTATGGGTGTTCCAGACAGTGATCAAGATAGAATGGCAATATCATTCACAACAGATTACATGATGGAAGGAGCTGAAGAAAACTTTAAAAATGTTACTTTACAAGAAATGGATATAAATGAGCTTCTGAATCAAAAACTGTCTGATAAAGACTTGAATGATTTAATATGAGTAAAAAGAACAACTACGAAAAGGCTCTTTATATACTAGAAGAACTACATAAAGACTTTCCTACATACAATTTAGGAAGGCATCTTGCTACAGCTCTTAGTGATTATGGAGATATATGGGGGATGACAGACAAAGAATTAGTTTTTGCTTTACAAAAATATAAGGCAGAGATTGAGATGGACATTCCACATACAGATGAGTCTGAGCTTGAAAAAATAATTAAAGAGGGCATGGACCTTGATAATATACTAAAAGAAGAAGAAGATGGCGACTATTAAAAAAACTACATATATAAATACAGAGCTTGAGTGGGCTGAGTCACAACTTGTTTCATGGAAGCAATATGTAGATGCAAATCCATTACATGAATTGAAAGATAGGATTGAGTGGAAACCTACAGCTAAAGGAGGAATGTTACCTATGGTAATAGCTAGTATTGAAGCTCAAGGTAAATTTGTACAAGAGACAATGAAAAACTACCTAGCTTTAGTAGAAGTGGTAGATAAGCTAAGAAGCATGGAAGAAGCAAAGGTGGAAGTTAGAGGAAAGGGTGAGTTATCAGGAGCTGCTGCTGAGTTCTTAGCAAATAGAAAATAATGATTGAACTACAGAACATAGATTATAAAGACTGGTTTATAAATCAGAAACGTATTCCTGATAAGGACTCTGATGAATGTAAACCGTTTTTTGACTTTCATAGAGAATTATGTTTGAATGGTGCTATGATGGGGGGTGTATATATCAACCCCTTTTTATATTGGCACCTAAATATATGGCACACTGAGGTGGATGTTATAGATGAAAGAGGAAGAATTGCACAAAAATATGCTAATCCGTTTTTAAGAGATAATGAATGGCTGGTAACAAACGAAATTGATAGGGCCCAACAGGAAAAAAAGGGCTTGGTTATTCTAGGTATTAGACGTTTTGCTAAATCCGTTCTTGAAGCATCCTATATTGCATGGGGTGCAACATTTGATGAGAACTCCCAGAATATTATTGCTGGTTTGAATGCACCAGATATAAAACTTATTACGGATAAAATAGATAAAGGATTAAACTTTATCCCTGAGTATTGGAGATGGCAGAGAATTGAGGATAACTGGAAAAACCAGGTCACATTAGGTATTAAAACCAAATCTGGTGAACGTATCCCATTCTCTTCCATTCTGATACGTAACCTTGATGAAGGTAATAATGAAGAAGCAATTGCAGGTACAAAACCACGTAAATTAATTATAGATGAGATTGGTAAAGGAAATTTTCTTAGAGGTTTACAGGCGGCTATACCAGGTTTCACTACACCCTATGGTTGGGGATGTTCTCCAATTCTCACAGGCACTGGTGGTGATATGAAGAAATTTCAGGATGCAAAATCCCTGATGTTTGACGTAGACAACTTTAATTTCCTTACATATAATAATGCAAAAGATGATAAGCGTATACATGGCTTATTCATCCCAGCTAAATATAGAATGGAAGCTAAAGAGAAATCTACATTAGGAGCTTTCTTAAATGAGCCTACTGGATCAGACTTATATAATGTTGAAATGTTAGTGGGTGATGAGGAAAGAGCTAAAGAGATTACAGAAAAGAATCTAGAAAGACTTAAAAAGGCTGGAGATAGGATTGCTTATTTAAAAGAAAAGATGTACTACCCAATGGAGGTGGATGACATCTTCCTGAATGAGGATACCAACATCTTTGATATTGAATCAGCTAAGAGACAGAAAACCAAACTGTTACAACAAGAAAGAACAGGAACTCCTGTTGTATTGTTCTCTGGAGAAAATGGTATTGAACATGAGTTTACGGACAAGCTTCCTATATCTAACTTTCCATTAAAGAACAGTGATACAAAAGATGCTCCTATAGTTATATATGAATTTCCTGTAGAAAACCCTCCTTATGGATTGTATGTAGCAGGAGTTGACCCTTATAGACAAGGTAAATCTGCATATTCAAGCTCACTTGGTTCTGTGTTCATATATAAAAGGATGCATGAAATTAGTGGTGAAAAGTATCAAGATATGTTCGTAGCTTCGTATTGTGCTAGACCTGATAAGAAAGAAATTTGGGAAGAACAAGCTAGACTTCTTATCAAGTATTATAATGCACGAACACTGTGTGAGAATGATGATATATCATTTATAGAATATATGAAGGCTAAAGGGGATGCTCACTATTTAGAGAGACAACCTGAATGGCTTAAAGAAATTGTTCCAAACACAACAGTTAAAAGAGATTATGGAATTCATCGTTCAAGTGATAAAATAATTGAGTATCTTCACACCTGCTTAAAGAAGTATATGGAGTCTGTGATATTCAAAGAAACAAATGAGGCTGGTGATACTATAAGAGAAGTTCTAGGGGTGAGTAAGATATTTGATCCTGTATTGTTAGAAGAGATTATTCAATACAATGACTCAGGTAACTTTGACCGTATCATTGCTGCAGAGTTAGCTATTGCACAAGCTCTTAAGATGGACCCTATTATGGGTAAGATTGGTGGAACTTCTGATGATAGGGTGAAAGCAATGTTTAGTAAGAAGCAAGGAAACGTATTATTTACAGAATCAAGAGGAGGGATGTTTGGCACATCTCATAATAAATATAAAAGAAATAAATTGTTTACATAATGGCAATTATAAGATATACAAAAGACGCAACAATTAGGTATGCCTACTTAAACATCTTCCCAGATCAGTTTAAAACTGAGAAGGAAAAGATGGATGAGAGTTGGATAAAGAACACCATGGACTACTTTGCAAACAAAGCTTATGCTGAGTATGTAAAGAACCGTGATACATTTGTTAAAAACTATGACTTAGTAAAAGGAATTTTGCGTCATGAGGATTTCTATCAAGAACCTGAGGTAAGAAGTTTTACAGATATGCTAACAGCAGATCTTGCTCTTCCTGCCTATGTAAAACATTATTCTATTTTAACCACTCCTATTAATGAATTGGTAGGTGAGATTTCTAAACGTCCAGATGCTTTTCAAGTAAAAGCTTTTGATGATGATAGTAAAGCAGAAGAGCTTGAATTTAAAACAGGTATATTACAAGAATATGTAATTAATCAAGCTAAATCAAAATTACAAGAACAAGCTGCATTAAGGGGAGAAGAAATTCCTGATGAAGAGTTACAACAGATGACAATAGATCAAGTGAAGGATCAATTAGATTCTTACACATCTATTGCTGAGAAATGGGCAAGTCACGTATTAACAGCTCAGAAAGCTGAGTTTGTTATGAAGGAAAAGAGTGAAGATGCTTTTAGAGATTTATTAATTTCAGCTAGAGAATTTTACCACGTATACGAAGATAACTCAAAGGTAGGATTTAATGTAGAAGTATCTAACCCTAAAAATACATTCTTCTTAACTACACCAGATAGAAAATATATTTCAGATCCTACAGGACGTGCACAAGGAGCTTATGCTGCTGGTACAGTTATGGTGATGGAACTATCTGAGATTATTGAAACATTCCCTGATATCACTAAAGAAGAGATAGATCACTTACGTAGTTCATTACAAGACTACGGTTTGATCAACGTACGTGAATCTAATTTGGGTAATCCTAATGCTATTCCAGGTATTGATTCAGTACAATATGATACATATGATCCATTAGTGTTACAAACAAGAATGGTGATTGAGTCTGAAATGAAAGAAAACAATGATGGCTTACAAGACTTCTTAGGTCTTACGTCTAACGTTAGTTCATTTGGATACAAGTATGTTGTTGTACGTACATATTGGATTTCTAAGAAGAAGATTGGTAAGCTCATCTATCTAGATGAAATGGGTAATGAACAATCTATGCTTGTAGATGAAAACTATAAGTCAGGAACTATTCCTACAGAAGAATCTTTAGAATGGGGATGGATTAACCAATGGTACCAAGGTGTTAAAATTGGTCCAGATATCTATCACATTAAACCATTTAAATTACTTCCTTACTGTCCTATTATTGGATTAGTACATGAGGTGAAGAATACAGAAGCTAGAAGTCTAATAGACATGATGAAACCATTCCAGGTTCTTTATAATGTTTGTATGAATCAGTTATACAAGCTATTAGAAAAAGAAGTGGGTAAGGTGTACTTAACATCTATTAGACATATTCCTATTCCTAAAGATGGAGATGCACAAGATGCTCTTGATGTATGGGAAATGGAAGCACGTAACCGTGGTGTGATGTTCATTGATGATAGCCCAGAGAACTTAAAGAGTCCAAGCTCATTTAATCAATTTAGAGATATTGACCTTACACGTACGCAGGAGATTCAATCTCGTTACAATCTTGCAATGCAATTAAAGAATGAGTGCTGGGAATTGATAGGTATGTCTAGACAGCGTATGGGGTCTATTTCAGCCAGTGAATCAGCTACAGGTACCAACACTGCTATTCAACAATCTTATTCTCAAACTGAGCCTATATTCATTGCTCATGAGTATGTATTAGGTCAGCTATATCAAGCAATCATTGATGCTTCATTATATGTAGAATCTAAAAAGCCTGAATCAACTATTTCTTATATTACTAATGAAGGAGAATCTGCTTTTGTACAAGTGAATGGTACAGATCTTAGATTTAGAGATTTAAAAGTGTATCTGACTAACAGACCAGAAGATCAAAAAATGTTTAATGAAATTAGAGGATTATCTCAAGCTGTTCTACAGAATGGTGGTTCATTACATGATATCATTGAACTTTACAGCACTAACTCTGTACGTCAAATGAAGAAGGTGTTTAAAACTCTTAAGGAAAGACAACAACAATTAGAAGATCAAAAAATGCAGCAACAACAGCAACAATTAGATCAACAGCAACAACAAGCTGACGCTCAAATACAAGCTGCTCAACAAGCTCAAGCTGAGAAATTAGCTCATGATGATTATCAAGCTGAATTAGATAGAATTAATAAAATTGAGATTGCTACAATAATGGCTGAATCTAAAGGAGGATTACCAGACAATGATGTAAATGGAATTCCTGATGTATTAGAAATGAGTAAGTTAGAGTTTGAACAAACAAAAGCTGCTAGAGATTACCAAGCTAAACTTGCTGATATTCAAACTAAAAATAGACAGGACGCAGAAAAGATGGCAATAGAAAGAGAAAAATTACAAGTAGCTAGAGAAAACCAAGCAAATGATTTAGCTGTTGCTAGAGAGAACGCTAAAGGTAGAGCTGCTAAAAAACCTAAATAATGTTTGATAAATTAATTGAGATTATATCTAATTGGTGGTTACAACTAACCCCAATAATTATAATAAGAGATTACGAGAAAGCTGTATTACTTAGGTTTGGAAAATTTAAAAAAGTTCTTGAACCTGGAATACATTTCAAAATCCCAATGTTTGATGAGGTGATTGACCAGCATGTTGTCACTACAACATTAAGTCTTGATGCACAATCTTTGTATACAGCAGATAAACAAAACATTGTTGTAAAAGGATTGGTTAAATATAAGATAGCTGACGTTAAAATATTCTTATTAGAAGTTTGGGATGCCCAAGATGCTATATCAGATATGTCACAAGCCATCATTAAAAATGTCATTATGTCTATGACATTAGACGAGTGTACAGATTCTGAACTTGATAACACTCTTACTAAGAAAGTGAGGGTGGAAGCTAAGAAGTGGGGGGTTGAAGTTCAACAAGTTACACTCACTGACCTAGCTCCAATAAGAAGTATTAGACTTATAAATGACAACTTTATTAATAAATTAGATTAGAGTAAAAAATATTAATGCTATATTATCTTAAATAATGATCTATATAGAGCTTCATCTCTTTGATATTAATTTACTATAGTATACTTTTACATTACAAAACCAATTAAAACTCAACTACATATGGCTGAAAATCTAGATAATCCAGGTTTTGGGAACTTTAGTATCCAAGATACAATGGAAATGGGAATGGGCAACGCTGAATTGTTAAGCGATTTAATGGGCCCTGATAGTGCTACATCTAGTCCTGATGACATTCAGGATATTGATAAGACTCCCCCTCCTGCTCCTGAGAAAAAAACTACTTCTGCAAATTCTGGTAAAAAACCTGATGCAGACAATTCTAGTGATGACACTTCTGATAAAAAACCTGATGAAAAGAAATCTTTAACAGACTTCTTATTAGGTGGAGAAGATGAAGATGGTGATGATGATTCAGAAGACACTGATAATCAACCAGTTACAAAAACTAGTAAACAAGATAGTAAAGAAGATGATGATGATGAAGAGGGAGATGATGCTCCTGAGTCAACATTTTCATCTTTATCTAAAGACCTTTTCAAATTGGGTGTATTCACTCAAGAAGATGACGAAGAAGAAATAATTACAACTCCAGAACAATTCTTAGAAAAGTTTAATGCTGAGAAAAAGAAAGGAGCAATTGAAGTGGTTGATAACTTCTTAGGTCAATTTGGAGAAGATTATCGTAATGCATTTGATGCCATATTTGTAAAAGGAGTTGATCCTAAAGATTACTTTGGTGCATATAACCAAATTCAGTCATTTGCTGAAATGGATCTTGCACAAGAAACAAATCAAGTTTCTGTAATTAGACAAGCATTAGAAGATCAAGGATTTGATCCTGAAGATATTATATCTGAAGTTGAAAGACTTAAGAACTACGGAGATCTTGAAACTGTTGCTACAAAGCATCATAAGGTCTTAGTAAAAAAAGAAGCTGCAAAGCTTCAACAAATGGAACAAGAGAAAGAAGTACAATTACAACAACAAGCTCAATATAAACAACAATATGCTGCAAATGTAAACCAAGTTTTACAAGATAAGCTAAAAGCAAAAGAGTTTGATGGTATTCCTCTTAATCCAAAACTGGCTGGTGAACTACAAGATTTCTTAGTAACAGATAAGTATAAGACAAGTTCTGGTGAAACATTAACAGACTTTGATCGTACTATTCTAGAACTTAAACGTCCTGAGAATCATGAAAGAAAAGTAAAAGTTGCTCTTTTGCTTAAGATCTTAGAAAAAGATCCTACACTTTCTACGATTCAAAAGAATGGTGTCACCAAAAAGTCAAATGAATTGTTTGGTGAGGTAGCCAGACAGGTTAGTAAAAGTGCTGTGAAATCTAAACAACCAGTCAAAGCTAACTCATGGTTTCAATAAACAATTTCAATAAACATTAATTAAAAAAATAAAAAAATGGCAATTCAAACAATTCCAGGTTTAACTGGTTTTACTTACGCAAGAGTAGCTTCTATGGACAAGCGTGCTGTAGGTAAATTAACAGATGCTAACCACTTGGAAAGCTTTCACTCTACAGAGCCAGCAGATTATGATAAGAAAATCATAAGCTTGTATACTCAAAGCTCTCTTTACAGTAATGACTTCTTGGACATGATTAACAAGAGCACTCCTTACTATATTGACAACAACAGTGATGCTTGGAAGTGGCAGGTACAAGTTCCTTACAAGTTTCCAAAAATCATTGACATTCCAACAAGTACTTTAGAGCTGAGCAAGCCAGGTATTGATGGTCAAGAGTTCCAATTAGTAATTGATACTAATGAGTTCTCTAAGAATGCAATTGTATCTGTAGGTACTCGTCAGTATGGTCCTCGTTTCTATGTAATCAAAGATCCAGTAAACTGGAACATGGGTTACTTATACACTTTCACTTTAGTTACAGACAATCCAACTGTAGATTTCGTTAGTCCTAACTTCTTAAGAGTTGGTATTGAATTGGAATTAGTTGATGCTGCAATTGGTGAATTTGACCAAGACTTATTAGGTCTTCCTCGTTTAGGTGAGCAAATCACTATGTTTGAATCTTTAGGTTCTGCATATGGTTATGAGCACAAAATCACTGAGTGGGCTGATGACAAAATGATGCGTGATGCTTCTGGTAAGCCTCTTGATATCTTAGTATATGCTCCACAAAGACGTAACCAATTACCTTTAACTCGTAACGATGTTAAATGGGAACCATTTATTGAGTTCTGGATGCGTAAGTCTATGTTAGAATTGAAAGTTAAGCGTATGATCTGGGCTAAGCCTGGTACCGTGAAGACTAATGGTTCTAAGCAAGAATTAAAGCGTACATCTGCTGGTGTTTACCACAGAATGCGTAACAACGGTAACTTAGTACAATACAACCGCGGTGAGTTCACTGCAAACTTGATTCGTTCAGTGTTTGGTGACTTGTTCTACAGACGTGTTGATGTTAAGGATCGTAGAGTTAAAATGTACACTAACGAAGCTGGTTTTGACGTGTTCCAACAAGCTTTAAAGAATGATGCATTGAATTCAGGTTTAACTTTCATGGCTGATTCTGGTAACAGATATTTACAAGGAGAAGGTCAACACATTACTTACAACTTTGCATTTGATGCAATGGTTACACGTGAGACTGGTCGTGTTGAATTGATCCACTTGAAAGAATTAGATCTTCCTCAAACAAACTTAGAATTTGGTCAGAATAAGAAGTCAACTCCAGTATTTATGGTGTTTGATGTATCTCCAATGTCTGATGGTTCTATGATCAACAACATTCGTGAAGTACGTATGAAGGGTGCTCCTTCTATGACTTGGGGTTATATTGATGGTACTCGTCACCACTTAGGCTTTGCTAAGTCTCAAGGTATGAGTTCTGCAAATAAATTCCCAGGATACGAAATCTGGATGAAAGATCGTTGTGATGTATTCATTGAAGATTTATCTAGAACAGTATTGATTGAAGAAATTCCTCAATTCTAATAAAAGAGTTAAGGGTTAAAATCCTTAAAACTACACAGAGAAGATGTTCCCCCCTCCCTCAACGAGGGGGAATCTTCTTACACAGATGGATGGGTTTGGGCTCCATGCCCCACCGCATTCCCTTCAATGGGAACCATCTGCAAATAAACCAATAAAAAACAACTACATATGGGTAAGATAGGAAAAATCTCTACGTTAAAAAAAGAGTATAACAATTCTCAGTTACAAACGATGCAGGCTGGTCTTGCACAGAAAGGCTTAACAAGAATTCCTGGTACAGGTGTTTTCAAGTATCCTTATAAAGAACTTGATGGACAGTACAGAACAGGTCTTGATCCAAATGCTGCTTACATTAGACGCATTAGTGATAATCTTGAAAGAGAGTTAGAAGTTGAAAGAGTTACAGCATTGAAAGCTAAACTTGAAGCTGCTATGGGTGATATTGACTTAGGTCCTCGTTCTAAATTTTGGAACTATGGATTGTCTACATCTACAGATGATGTGCTACATGTACAAGCTGTTAAGTTAATGGATGGTGATAACTTCTTTGATTTTAGTAATCCATCTCAAGAGTTAGCTTTTGCATGGTTAAGAGTTCATCCAACAATTGCTTCTAGCTATCAAGCATGGGAGCGTGGTGAATATGCAGCAGATATACAATTTTATGTTGCTGATGATGAGATTGAAAACCAAGTGATTTTCAAGAAAAAACAATTGATCAACAAGGCTATTGTTAAGTTTGATGCAATGACTCCTGAAAAGAAACGTAAGGTAGCAAGATTATTAGGTTTACCAGTTAGTGAAGATTCTAAAGAAGAGTCTGTATATAACCAAGTAGACAACCTATTAAAACAAACTGAATTCAAAAATGGTAAACACGCTGGTTTAAATCCTGTAGAAGTGTTTAACAGATTTGCAGACATGAGTGAAAACTTACTCCATATTAAAGATTTAGTAAAACAAGCAGTTGCACATTCTATTTATAGAATAAAAGCAAATGACAAAGTATATGAAGGTGAACATGCTATTGCAAAAGATGAAGATGATTTAATCAGATTCTTAGCAGATGAAGATAATCAAGATGCATTGATCACTTTGGAACAAAAATTGAAACTTAAAAAACTAGCCTCTGTATGATCCCTGTAGATAGTTTATTATATAAGATAGACCAGAAACTAAATAAACTATCAACTAACGAGCATCAACAAATTAACCTAGAAGACAAAATTTTAGCTTTAAATGAAGCTCAGATAAAGCTTATAAAGCAAAAGGTTGATGGGTTTAGTACAGTTTCAGGTATGGGCCTTGACTCTTTTAAAAAGCGTTACGAAGACCTACAAAGATTGATAGTGAATTACGTTGATGGTGATCTATCTCTAGCTATAAAAGACGCAGAGTTAAATCAATGGTCTGCTAATTTAGATTTATTAGTTCCTAAATATATGTTCTATGTAGACTCATATGTTTTGGCTAATAAAGGAAGATGTACTGATAGAAAGATATGGATTAATAAGGATTTGGCAAAGCATGGTGATTTATCTGTGCTTTTAAACAACACTCATTATAGACCTTCTTTTGAATATCAAGAGACTTTTAACTTACTATCTTCAGATGAGATTTCTATATTTACAGATGGTACATTTACACCAAGTAAAATATACATCTCTTATATGAGATACCCAGTGTATATTGATTCAGTAGGGTATACTGACTTTGATGGACAACCATCAATCAACCAAGATTGCGAACTTGAATTATACTTAGAAGATGAATTAGTAGATTTAACAGTTCAAAATTTAGCAATGTACACAGAAAACATGTCTGCAGTTCAAACAGCTCAGATGAGGATTCAAACAAACGAGTAATTTTTCATAATTTAAAATAAAACAAAATGGCGGATTTTTCATTAACCACCCTCTTTGTTGTACCAGTAGGAAATTCATTACCTAGCTCTGGATCAACACAAGACTTAACAGCTGGTCAGTTTGGTATTTATACCAATAACTATGCTGTTGCAACTGTAGGTAACATTGCAGCTGCTCCTTATTTCTATTTAGCTCAAGGTAGAGTAAACACGTATTTACAAGGTTCTAAGCGTTCTGACAAGATTTCTGCAAACAATGTATCTGAATGGTACAAAGTTACAGGTAATCCAGTTGCTGCTAACCAAGTAACAGAAGTTGGTGATTTCACTGTAAAACCAGGTGAAATTGTAACTTTAACATTACGTGCATTCTCTAGCTACATTGACACATTGTATTTCAATGGCTTCACACGTTCAGTAACAGTAAACGCTCCATGTTTAGCATGTGGTGAAGATCCTTGTACTGATGTTGATGTACCTGCTTTAATTGATGAATTAATCATCAAGTTACGTCAAAAAGCTCCAGGTAACAACCCTGACAACATTAGCTTTGACACTTTCTATCAATTCCAAAGAGTTGGTAATGATCAGAATGCTAAGTTAGTTATCAGCGGTAAGCCTTTGACTATCTATGGACAACCATGTGATGTGGCTGCATTCCCTTGGGAGTATGACCGTATGTACTTCCGTACATTCATCTTCTCTGGTCCAGCTACAACTGCTGACTTCATTGTTGCTGATCCTTGTAACCAAGTAGCTCAAGCTGTAATTACTCAACGTAGTTCTTATGTTTCTGGTACTTCTGCAGAGATTCAACAATTAGAGAAAAACTTCTATAGCTACCAAGCTGGTTATTTGAAGCATTTGTACAGAATGGTTGGTTACAACGAGAACTTTGAGTCTTGGGTAACTGATGGTACTACTTACGATACTTTGTATATCAAGTTTAATGAGTATGACAAATCTGCTTACAAGTGGGGTGATTATATCATTGAAGATTCTCAAGTAATCATTGCTGCTCCACAAGCGTTAACTCAAGACATCTTAGATGTATTAGAGGCTGCTTTGGGTCTTGTGTCTGATGAAAGTGGTGATATCACTTCTACAACTAGTACTACAACTACTATTTGGCCTAGTACTTCAACAACAACTACTTTGATTCCTTAAGAATAAAAGTAGAATCATATTAACCTATGCCAGAGGGTGAGAGGATAATCTCAAGTCCTCTGGCATTTTTATTTTAAAGACATGACTCTAGATTTTTTAGTAATAAATACTTTCAATACAAAAACACTAGGTGTTGCTGATATATCAGTTTATGATACACAGCCCCCTAATGTTGTTGCTCCAACTATGGAGATTACTATTCCTGGATATACTGTTCCTGTGTCTATTCCTTTTATACCTCAAGATTTTAATGTTTATAATTCTATTATATTAGGACTTAATAATCTTGCAGGAGGTATGCAACCTCTTCCAGATGGTGTATACTATATGAAATATTCTGTTGCTCCTGCATATTTAAATTTTGTAGAAAAGAACATAATGCGTACTGAAAGAATTCAAGAAAAATTTGACAATGCTTTCATGAAGCTTGATATGATGGAATGTGATAGTGCGATTAGAACACAAGCAAAAGTGAATCTAAATAGTATATATTATATGATTCAAGGCTCTATTGCTGCTGCTAATAACTGTGCAATAGATACAGCTAACAAATTATATGTACAGGCAGATAGACAATTAGATAATTTTATTAGGAACAACTGTGGTTGTTCTGGAAACAACTATATAAATAACTTCTATTGATATGGCAAACTGTAGAGATTGTGGCCTTAAAGTAGGTTGCGGATGTCAATTAATTAATGGCTTGTGTTCAGCATGTAATAACAAGTTGAAACAAATTAATCAAAGAATAAGAAATGTTATCACCAAGATTAACGGATTGTATTGAGTGTGCTAGCATACCTGCACTATTAACTGATATTGATCTTAGACTAACTGCGTTAGCTAATGATCAGTATAATAATATTGTATACTCCTTGAATTATTTTATTCCAGGACAGGTAATTGGTGACTTACTACACTATAAACAAATATTAACTTACAAACTTTGTAATCCAGAATACTGTGCACCTTTTACAGTGGATATGATTGCAAGCAGAGTAATAGTGTTAATTAATAAATAAATTATAAAATGTCTTGTACAAGTTGTTTTAATGGATGTGTTGAGACTGTATCTGACCAATGTGTTAGATATACAGGTCCAACTATTCCTGCTCTAAATATTACTACAGGAGATACATTACTTCATGTAGAAGAAATGATTACAACTAAACTTGTTCCGTTATTAACTGGTACAGGTGATGTTATAACTATTGCTTCTGGTGATAAGTGTGCTCTTATAAATGGATTCTTAATAGGAATCACTTCTCCTAATTCTACTCAATTATTCACAGCATTAGTTAAATCTGTTTGTAGTTTACAAGCTCAGGTGACTGCAGTTGCTGCTGATATTGCTGTATTAAATGCAGATTATACAATAGGTTGTCTTACAGGTGTAACAGCCTCTTCTGACACACATGCTATCTTACAAGCTGTTATTACAAGACTTTGTGTTGTAGTGGCAGATCTAGCAGCATTAGATTTAGATGTAAGTACAAACTATGTAAAACTATCTGAATTAGATTCATTAATAGCTGCTTACATAGCTAGTCAATCAGGTAATGTAAATCAGAACTATTTAAAGATGGTTCCTTTTACAGTGGTTGAATACTACGGTCCTCTTACAAACTTTGATGGTACAGGTGCTGGTATAGGAACATTAGGATGGGATAAAATCTATTTATGTAATGGCTCTAACGGCACTCCTGATAAAAGAGGTAGAGTTGGTGTAGGAGCTATTCTTAATGTTCCTGGTGGTCCATTAAACGCTGCTGTAGATCCTGTTTATGCTGGTAATCCAAATTATGATCTTGAAGATATTGCTGGTGCAAACACAGTGGCTATAAATGTTAATCAACTTCCTAGTCATACACATGGTGCAACAGCAAGTGCTACATCTATTGTAACAGATCCTGGACATAGTCACTTTGCAGGAAGACAAAATGATTTTGGTGGAGCAAGTGGAAGTATAGGTTTATCTAAAAATATACCACAAAATAATCAAACTACTACTTCTACAACAGGTATCACTGTAGCAACAACTGTAAATGTAAGCAACACAAACACTGGTAGTAATCAAGGTCATCCAAACATTCAACCTGTAATTGCTTCTTATTACATCATGTATATTCCTTAATATTCTAAATCAACTATAAATGTCTTGTTTACCTGGTACACCTTGCTATGACGCTTATTATCATCCTAATCAAACTTCTGGATGCTCTCCTTGTGAGACAACAGCAGATCATGTTATATATAATGGACCTAACTTACCTAATACAGGAATTCACACTGGAGATAATCTAGACTGTGCACTATCAAAAATAGATGATTCTATTGGTACAGGTGGTGGAGGAACAGGTACTTCTGGTACGTCTGGTTCTTCTGGCACTCGTGGAACTAGTGGTACATCAGGAACTTCTGGTGCTAACGGAACTTCAGGAGCTGCTGGTTCATCTGGAACATCTGGTGCCAATGGTACTTCTGGTGGTAATGGAACTTCTGGTACTTCTGGTATAAGTGGTACAAACGGTGCTTCAGGAACCAGTGGAACATCTGGTGCAAGAGGTGCTGATGGAACTAGTGGTATTAATGGAACCAGTGGTGCAAATGGTACAAGTGGTCTTACAGGAAGTTCAGGAACTGATGGTTCTTCAGGAACATCTGGTATAGATGGAACCTCTGGTACAAGTGCTGTAGATGGAACTTCTGGCTCAGCTGGAACTTCTGGAATAGATGGCACCTCTGGTAGTTCAGGAACCACTGGAACTTCAGGAACGACTGGAACTTCTGGTACATCAGGTTTTGAAGGAGGTCTTGCACAATGGAGATTTAATCCTAGTACAAATACAAACGTTAACCCTGGTGTTACATATTTCACTTTAAATGATGCAAGTTGGTTAGCATCTGCTTCTCAAATTGCAATCAGTGATTTATCATATAGTCCTAGTGCTGACTTCTCAGCATATCTAGATGCACTGAACCCTTTCTCAGCACTTAAGCTAGTTAGTACAGTTGATTCTTCTAGATTTAAAATATTAGAAATTGTATCCACTTCTCCTTTTGAAGTGGGTTTTGAAAGATTTATAGTTACTCAAACTGCAGCTCAGGGTACAAATCCTGTAAGTGGTGAAACATTCATGATAGTTCCTGTAGGTGCTGCTGGTAGTTCAGGAACATCTGGAACAGCTGGTTCTAGCGGTACCACTGGCACATCAGGCACATCAGGTACTAGTGGTACATCTGGTACAAGCGGCACGAGTGGAACCTCTGGTACTAGTGGTACATCAGGCACATCTGGAACTACTGGTACGTCTGGTACAACAGGTACTTCAGGAACAACTGGAACCAGTGGGTCTTCAGGTTCTAGCGGTACAACAGGAACCAGTGGATCTTCAGGTCAAAGTACAGGTGGTACATCTGGTACCTCAGGGTCTTCAGGTCAAAGTACTGGAGGAACTTCAGGTACCTCAGGGTCTTCAGGAGCTAGTACAGGTGGTACATCTGGTACTTCTGGTTCTTCAGGAGCTAGCACTGGGGGAACTTCAGGTACATCTGGTTCTTCAGGAGCTAGTACAGGAGGTACATCTGGAACTTCTGGAACTAGTGGAGCTAATGGAGCAGGATTTAATTCTATTTCTCCTACAACATCAGGAGCTGTTCTTACAGCTAATGGTACATCAAACAGTGCAACAGCTAATCCTTCAGTTTATATAAGTAGCACTAGTCAGTTAAATGCTGGTTCATTCTTTGAAACTTCAGATATCAGATTTAAAAATGTATTAGAAACAAATCCTAATATTGATGTATTAGGAATACAAGTAATTAAATTTACTCGTACAGATGAAGAGTCTAACCAAATTAGATATGGATATTCTGCACAACAGGTACAAGAAATTTTACCTGACGCTGTGTCAGGAGAAGATAAATTAGTGGTTAACTATTCAGATGTACATACATTGAAAATAGCACAATTAGAAAAACGCATAGCAGAATTAGAAGCTAAATTAAACCAATAATGAAAGTTAATAATTTTTTAGTAACAGGAGCAGATCTTGCTACAATGGGATATAGACAAAAACCTGGGACAACTCCTCCTCTTGATGGCAGCATCATGAGCAAAGGGGAAGCTGATGCTAATTATTATATAGATGGTTCAGTTAGTCCTTGGTCTACCTATCCTAATACAAGAGCTCCTAAATATCAAGACTATCCATGTCCTTGTGTAGCAAGTGTTGGAGTAGAAAATAATTTAGCATTTGGATTTAGTCAAACTATATCATACGAGGATTGTTCTGGAAATACATATTATTTTTATCTTCCTTACGGTCAAACTGCAGTTTTTACTGGTTGTACATTTATTTCAGGAGATTCAGGACCTATAGCAGGTTGTGGTATATTAAGAGGTTCAGTTGTTGCCGCTCGTGTATCTGAGATAGCTTATGGAGTATGCTGTTATTCAAACTATCCATGTACTACAACTAGTACAACCACTTTACCTCAATGTAATTATGATGGACTCACTGTAGTTTGTAACACAACTTCATCAGCAACATTAAATTGGAGTTTCACACGTGATGTTACATCAGGTGCGGTTGGAAGTATGGAATTATATGTAAATGGTTCAGTTGTAGAAAGTAGAAGTAATACAGCTACTGGTAATTATACTGTTTATGTTGGTGATCAAATATACGTTGAAGTATTTACAAGTGGTTGTGATAGTGTTGCAACAAAAGCAAACGCATACACATTTGACATTATAGCAGATGCATCGTGTGGGGATGGTTCTACAATATTAACAACAATAGTATATACAGTTCAACCTGGAGATGTTGGAAACACATTGAGTTTAAGAACATTTGCAACATGCGAGACTGCTTGTCTCTAATTAAATAAAAGAAAATGGCAATAAATATAACATTAACATTAGGTGCTGGGTTAGGTGCTAACTTAGGACCAAACTTTAATTTAACAGCAGATGTTGGAAGTGTAAGTCCATCAACTGCTACAAAAGCAGAACTGCTTGCAGGTAAAGTTGTTGATGTAGACAACGCTGCTAGTCAAGTGACAGTAACATCTACTGGAGCTTGTACAAATGTAATATCACAAGCTATTCCATGTGCTAGCACTACAACTACAACCACTACAATTAATCCAACTAACAATCTTAGATTTAGCAATATTTCTGTAAGCAGAGATGACGTTACTAGCTCAAATGATGGAAAATATGTTGCAGTGGTATGTGGATCAAATAATAAATTATATATTTCTAATGACTATGGACTTACCTATAGATCAGTTACTGTTGCTGGGACAAATACACTTCAAAGAGTTGCTGTAAGTGGAACGGGTCAATACATGTATTGTCTTACACAACCACAAGGACAAGCAGCTGTTATTTCAAGATCTACAGACTATGGTGTTAATTGGAATGCTACAGGTGGTGTAACTAATTCATTCTATTCAATTACTACAAATAGAACAGGGCAATATGTATTAATTGCAGCAATGAATTTAAGTGAAGCAACTAGTGGGCAATTTGGTATAGCTCAGGTTTGGAGATCTTCAGATTACGGAGTGTCTTTTACAAGAGTATCATTTGCTACTACTATTGGCGAACAAGCAGCAACTGATGTTGCAATAAGTAGTTCAGGTGATCGTCAATATGCTGTTAGTCCTAATTTTTATTTAGGTGGACTTGATGCTTGTGTAGGAAAAGGAACAACTCCTTTAACCCCAGCTCTTAATGTCTTTGGACGTGGGGTTAACGAAACATATTGGGCAGTGAGCACATCTGCTGATGGGTCAAAGGTTGTTGTTGCTAATCAAGCTGGAGTTTATGGATACACTCCTGCAAATATTCAATTACTACAAAGTACAAATTATGGAAATTCATTCGTAGAGTTTGGTGGGGTTTCTTCTAAATGGTATGATGTAGCTATAGATGGAAGTGGTACAAATATTATAGCTCTTCCAACTGGTGCAAGCACTTTATATAGATCAGTTTCATTTGGTACACTTTCTGCAGTGGGAAGTTCTAAAGAATGGGTTGGAGTATCCATCTCTTACAATGCAACTGTAGCAGTTGCTTCAGAAACAACTGGACTTTGGAGATCTACAGATGGTGGATCTAATTGGACAAAATTACCTTAATTAAATAAACCAACATGACAGTATTAATAACTTTGACAACAGCTGGTTCTGATACAGGACCATTTAACATCTACTCAAATTCAAATGGATTTTCAACAATAATCATCTCTGGTGTATCTAGAGCGTCTTTGGTAGCTGGCTATAATGCAACTGTTCCTGATGGAACTACAGAAGTTTTAGTTAGATCTACAGGAGCTTGTCAAAGAGATCTTTATTTAGATGTATCAGGTGCTCCTGCTACAACAACTAGTACTACTAGTTCTACAACAAGTACTTCTACAACAGAAGCTCCTATTGTTCCAACTATCTACTTAGGACAACCAATTTGTAAATATAACAACTGTAATGATAATGCTGCTTGTGCTGTAGTTTATGATATAATTGTAAACAACGCTCCTCCTGCATCATACGTAGAATTAGTTACAACTTTCCCTGCATCTACAGCTAGTGTAAGTTTAACTGATACACAGCCTTCTACAGCTAGGATATTGTATTACGAGCCTTCTGGATCAGCAACTCCTGTATATTTTACAATACAGTTAAAGTTAGGATCAACGGTGTTAGCTTATAGTGATACATCATTAACTCATCAATCATTCTGGCAATTTTTAAACAATTGCTCATAAGATAGTAAAAACCCTGTTTGTTGGTTTACAGGGCATCCCCTGGCCTTTCTAGGCTGGGGGTTTTTTTTTTGAACTCTAATCAAATTGATTAAACTATATAATTAAATTAGTTAACTAAATTTGGAAAATATCAAAAAAGTTTCATACCTTTACTTTAATTTTAACCAAACTTAAAACCTATATGTCTGGAAACCAACCCCTTTTGGAGCAGCTACAGCAGATGTTACACTGGAAAAAATCAAAGAAATATTACGCTGACAAGCTAGGAGTGACAGAATTAGAGATTGATGAGTTGTTAACAGATATTAGAAAAAGAGAAGATGAAGCCATAGTTGGCAACTATATATCTGATTTAGAGGACACTGTAGTTAAGTTTACAGAAGACCTAGTGAAAGGAACTGGAGAGATTGTAGCTAACGTTACAGAAGAGATTAAAAGCCTTGATGAGCTTATTGAGAAGTGTAAGATAGACACAGATAAGTGGGAGATAACTAAATACGTACAAAACTATTGGGGAAACGGAGATAGTCCACACTGGCAAGTAAAAGCCTGGTTAGGAAAGAAGTCTGCAGAGCAAGTGTTTCAAGATAGCTTTGTGGACTTTTTAGCTTCATATAAGCCTGTTAGTCAGGACATTATGAGTCCTAAGTTTGTAAACGGTAAGAGTAATGGTATGTTGGTTATCAATAAACAAGACTCTCACTTAAACAAATATGACATTGATGGCAACAATGATATAGTTGATAGACTTTCTAACATCATGTACAAGGTAGAGTTGATTGCTAATCAAGCACAGCTTTCCAACAACTTAGAGCAAATTACATACATCATTGGTTCTGATGAGTTTAACAGTGAGTTTACAGGAATGACTACAAAAGGTACTCCTCAAACAAACACTCATACATATCAAACATCTTTTGAATACATCTGTGGGCATGAGGTGTTAATGATTACAATGTTATTACAATATGCTGAAAATGTGAATGTTGTGTACGTAGCAGGTAATCATGATGAGTTTGTAGGATGGCACATGGTTAATTGGTTACAAACCTATTTTAGAAATACAGATAGATTAACTTTTGACTGTTCTCCTAAGTATAGAAAGTATATAAGCTATGGTAATTCAGCAATGATGTTTAACCATGGAGATGCAATCAAACCTGCTAAGTTAGCAGCACTATTCCCAATAGAATTTAGAGAAGGATGGTCTTTCCATAACAACTTCTACATATTCACAGGAGACAAACACCATGAAGTAAGTCACGACTTTAATGGTATTAAATTTTACCAAATACCAGCATTTTCTAATGCTAAAAGCCTTTGGGATGATAAGAACGGTCACACAATGTCTAAAGCAGAAGTGACTGGATTCTTAATAGAACAAGGGTCAGGAATGACAAATATATTTAAACAGTATTTATAATGGCAACATTACGTAAGTTAGTTTCAGATGTGCGTGGAATGCATAAGCTTATATCCACAGATAACGTTATCACAGATAGGGTTATTGCATCAGAGATTAGAAACAACACACAGTTATTAGTTAAACGTGAGACAAATCTCAGAAAGCTTTGGGCTACTGATACTGTCTTTAATACCATCCAATGTTTGGAAATGGTAGAAGTTCCTATTTCTGACTGTTGTAATTACGTAGATCCATGTACTGTTTCTAGAAGTAAATATAAACTTCCTAGAATTACAGAAGGAAATTATCAATATTTGATACAAGGTGTTTATTCTATAAACGCTATGGGAGGAATGGGTACAAAGTTTAAAGAGATTACAATCAATAGATATTTAAACTTACTGGGACTTCCTATTATTAAAAAACAAACATACTATTGGATAGCAAATGAAGGTTACTTATATTTGAGTAATCCAAATTTAAAATCAGTTAGGATATCAGCATTCTTTGAAGAAGATATTCCTAATGATATTGCGTATCCAGAATGTGGTTGTGGTACTGGTCCTGAGGTTACTGATGAAGAATACTGTAAAAATCCTTTGGATAAAGAATATGGTTGTCCAGGATATCTTGAGAAACAAGTATTAGAGCTTACGTCTCAAAAATTATTATCTACATATTTTAGTATTAAAACAGATATGGCAGATAACGGTGTTGATGGGCAAGCTCCTAATGCACAACCAACCCAGTAATGAGGATAAAAATTGATTGGAGAAGCTCCAGTAAAGAAAACTACAATAACTTTTGCAAGAAGCATCCCACAATTAAAATTACATTTGATGAGTGGAGAAACATTTTATATTCTTATAATGAGAATTTTAAAAGTTATATACTAGAAACTGGAGAAAAAGCAAAGCTACCTTTTGGGTTTGGTGAGTTCTCAATCAATAAAAAGAAAAGAAAGAAGGTTAAGGATATCAATGGTAAGGAGTACATTAACTTACCAGTAGACTGGCAAAAGTCTAAAGAGAAGGGAAAAATTATATACAACTTTAATTATCACACAGAGGGTTACTTTTTTGGCTGGGTATGGTTTAAAGAAACTGCCAGACTAAGAAACATAGACTTGTGGTATTTTAAACCTTCAAGAGTTACATCAAGATTGCTCTCACATTATATAAAAACAAACGATACGTATCAACACATCTATCGTGAGTGGAAAAAATAAATTATGTCATACTATTATAAGTACAGATTTGTATCTCCTGAACCAGTTTATGCAACTGTTAAAGAAGAATTAAAAAGCTATTTTGACACAGGAGCTGTGGATGATTTGCTTTTCCCTACTTATTTAAACAAGTGTTTAAACAAGTTAGGTAGGACAACTTATGCTATTGCTGAGCAAGTTCTTTATATTGAGGACTTTGAAGCTAGGCTTCCTGATAACTTTTATGCTGCTAGAGAAGCTTGGATGTGTACTGAGATTCCAGGTTATCCTTATCAATCAGCTAACTCATTCTACTCACAAGCTGCATCTCAAACAACTATTCAAATAGCACCTATCACTAGTGGTGGAGTTCCTTGCGTAGAACCTAACTGTACAACAGGTTGTCCTACATGTATGCCTGAGCTTATACAAGCTGTATACAAAACAAACAATGCAATAGCTAGATCTTATAGACAAGAATATTTATTAAAACCAGGTAACATTTCTGCAAGAAACAACTGTGAGGTTGAATACAGCAATGCTTGGGAGTTTTATGCTCCACCTCCAACAGTACATGAGTTCACCCCTGGTTCTGCTGGTTATGATTCATTTGACATTAGAGATAATAAATTTGTTACTAACTTCAGAAATGGTGTAGTACATCTATTATTTTATGCTACAGAGTATGATAATATAGGTAATCAATTAATTCCTGATAACTATCGTATTAGAGAATTTGTAGAAGCATTCATTAAATATAAAGTGTTTGAAACTCTTTCAAATCAAATTAATGATGAGACCTTCCAACAAATACAACAAAAGCTAGCTTATTACAAACAGTTACATGATGAAGCGTTTATCATGGCTGATATTGAAATCAAGAAACAAACTCCTTGGGAGAAGCAAAGAAGAATTAAAAATGACTTGAACAGATTCCAAATGTATGAGTTACCTAACAGAACTAACAGATACGGCAGGAGAAGAAATAATTAATAATTATGGCAGAGCAAGAACAAGGAAATATTAGACAGGAATTTAGTCTAGGTAGAACTGGACTAAACATGGACTCATCTGTAAACCAAGTTGAGAAGGGTAAGCTTACGTATGCCTTAAATGCATCTGTTGAGAATTTTAGTGCCACTGCTGTAAACTACCAAAATGAACCAGGTAATGAGGTATGTCTAAACTTTCCTGAGAACTTTCTTCTTATTGGAACACATTTTATTCAAGAGAAGAATCAACATATATTCTTTTTAACCAATCCTGAAACTGGGGCTTCTCAGATTGGATACATGGATAACAACGATTGTATCTATCACATGTACGTAGAAGGACTTTGTTTAAACTTTAATATTAACTATCCAATACAAAAAGCTGTACACAAGATTTCAAACTGTAGTACAGAGATTTATTGGACAGATGGATTAAACCCTAGAAGATATTTAGATCTTGATAACATTCCATATATTACAACTTTTCCAGATGGTGTTATTTGTGATCCTATTGTAACACCAATACTTGATTGTAATAAATTAAAGATACAACCTAATTTTAGTATTCCAGATTTAGAAGTTGTTGATGTTATTAATGGTGGAGATTTAAAAGCTGGTACATATCAATTTGCTATTCAATATTGTAGTGCACAAGGAGATGCTTATACGTCTTACTATTCAGTAACTAATCCAACTCCTATTGCTAATCCAAAATTAACCACAGCTAACTTTGATTACGCTGTAGGTAGATCTATTGTAGTTGATATAAGCAATATTGATTTAACAGGATACTTTGAATATTACAATCTAGCTGTAATTAAAACAATAAATGATATCACCTCTGTTCAATTAGTAGGTACATATTTTATTGATGGTGCTACAAATCAAATTACTTATACAGGACAAGATGTAACAGCTATCAGTTTAGCAATTGCTGATATATTTGAAAAGTTTCCGTACTATGAGATTGCACAAGATTTAACAGCTGTACAAGATATTCTTGTATGGGATCAACTTACATCTATTGATAAAATTAATTATCAAAGTATTGCTAGTAAAATTGATCTTCAATGGCAAACTTACAAAATTCCAGCTGGAGAAACTTACGCTGATGAACTAAATGCTACTAATTTACGTGGATATCTACGTGATGAAATATATGCATTTGAAATTGTTTTCTTATTGAGAAATGGTAAGCAAACAGATGGTTTTCATATTCCTGGTAGGGCTGCTACAGCTGATGATTTAGTAATTGTTAATAAATCTACAAATGCTGATTTTATTGGTACAGGAACAACTGCTCCTTATTGGAAAATATACAACACTGCAACTGTAGTTGGAGATGCTTTAGGACCTAATATTGGAAATGCTACACCATATAAATTTGGTGATTTTGCGTATTGGGAATCTAATGAGGAATATCCATGTAACACTTTTGTATATGGAGATTTAGCTGGACAAAAGATTCGTCATCATAAATTTCCTGATATTCTAGTTAGTCCAATGTTTGAGTCACAAGCTCCAAACTATAATTTTCCAGAACTTCAAAAAGCAAATGCTTTATATCCTATTGGTGTTAAAATAAATACACAACAGGTAATATCGTTAATTGATAACTCTAATCTAACAGCTGATCAAAAAGCTGATATAGTTGCATATAAAATTGTAAGAGGTGATAGGGCTACAAACAAATCTATTGTAGCAAAAGGTATGTTAAGAAATGTTGGTACTTATGAAAGAGAAGGTACACAATATTACTATCCTAACTATCCTTATAATGACATTAAGACTGATCCATTTTTATTAAAAGATAATAATGCTTATAACGCTCAATGTCAAACATTTAAAGTTGTAGTTGCCACAGTTGGTACAATGCAAATAACTGATTGTTATACAGGAGAAGTTACTGCTGTTGCTATGCCTTTAGGAATGACTAGCATATGTTCTATTACAGTTCCTTTAGTAGTTACAGGATCTGCTACATTTACTAATGTTACAGCTGTATCTTATACATTAACTTCTTATCTATCAATTCCTTCAACATCTACTACATTTATATATACTGATCCAGTTACACTAGTGAGTGTTAATGTAACTGTTCCAGTAAATACTTCAATTACTGTTAGTTCTACAACTGTTCCTAGTCGTGTAAGTGGATCTCCTAGATATACAATATTAGAGACTACTAATAATAAAAATACAAATTGTTATCCAGTTAATTTAAGTGGATTTGATAATAGTTCTAAATATAGAATGGTGTTTAATTCACCAGAGACTTCTTTTGGGCAACCTTATTTAGGCAATGTGCTTAAGTTAGAAAGTGCTATGTTTGGAGGGGGTAGAGCACACTTTGTACAAGTTAAAAATCATGCATTATATAAGTTAATTACTAAACAAGCACAAGTAGATGCTTTAACCTCAAGTTACAATATTGCTAATATAACAGCTCCATTTAATGCTACTGCAATGTTCACTGCTTACCAAGCGTATTTAACAATTTATATTAATGGTATTAGCAGAAGAAACTTTACATATTCATTTAATTCCACTGCTCAATATGATTACAATGCAGATGTTCAAAATGCTGCTCCTGATGCATTTGGTAACATAGGTGTTAAACAAAGAGAACTTGATTTATATCAATATCTTATTCCTGGTTTTCAATCTGTTGGTGATGTTTATAATGTAAATAACTTTCAAAGAGAATCTTCTGTTTATTTAAAAACATTAGATGCTATAACTCCATTGCCATTTGCTGAACAAACTCCATCTTTAGTGGTTGCTGGAAACAGTTTAATTACTGATGATTCAAGATTTACAATTTCTTCAAGAGATAATTGTGCTTCTCCAGAGATGCAAGAACCTATTAAAGTGGTATCTTATTATGGGTCTATCAAGAACATAAATATTAATCAGTGGGGACAACTATATTCATATCAAACAATTGATACAGGTTTTCAAAAACATTTGTCTGATGTAGCAGGAGTTGATACTGTATTTGGTGGAGATACATTTATTGGTAGATTTGCTTATAAAACTAAACTTCCTTTCTTTATTGATAATAGAGTGGGGGCTCCTGATGATAGTGATATTTTTTATGATGAATTAGGTAATGTTGCCTACCCACAATACTGGTACTCAGCTAGATCTATACTAAGCAATTATAAAGCTGGTGCAACACTAATGAAAAATATTATATCTATTAAGGCACATTATCTTGATTGCCCTAATGATTATACTTTTATAAGTAATACTACTACTACTACTTCTACTACAGCTGCTCCAGGTAGTACATCTTTGAGTGATACAACCTATTCATATGACGGTAAGATGTATCTATTTGCTTATGGTATTCCTTATTACTATGTAGAAAGTTCTATAAATGTAGACTTGCGTCAAGCATTTAATAACTTAGAAGGTGATTACTATCCACACGTGAGCTCAGGTATTCCTGATAACTGGTTACAACAATCTGTTGTTCCAATTCAGTTTGACAATACATATACATATAATGTAACGTATTCAAAACAAAATAAAGAAAACTTCTTCTCTCACTTACCTGTAGATTTTGATGATGACCAATGTTATACAAGCTTTCCATTCAGAGCAGTTTATTCTGAGGCACAAGCAGATAATCCAAGCGTAAGAGTAAATAGTTGGTTAAATTATAAACCTGTAGCATTCTTTGATTTTCCTCAAAACTATGGCAAGTTAACATCACTAGATGGTATTCAAAATAAAGCTGTGTTAGCTAGATTTGAGAATAAGTCATTGTTATACAACACGTTGTTAACAATGAATACAAGTAATCCTCAAGCTGCTTATTTAGGCAATCCTTCTTTATTTAGATCTGCTCCTCCAATTGATTTTGCTGAGACAGACCTTGGATATGTAGGAAGTCAAAATAAGTTCTTATTAAAGATTCCTAATGGACAAGTGACTATAGATGCCAAGAGAGGACAAGTATTTCTTATTAATGGAATGGGTGGTCAAATACAAGACTTATCTGCATTTGGTTCAGGACTTAATAAGTTCTTCACAGACCATCTAGCATTTGAAATCTTACGTTACTATCCTAATGCTGATACAGATAATCATTTTAATGCTTGTGGTTTACATGGTGTATATGATAGTAAGTATGATAGAATCATTATATCTAAACTTGACTATATTCCTCAACCAGCATATGCAAGTGTTATTAAATATGATGAGTTGACAGGTGAGTATTATATTGATAAAGCTTATGGTGATTTATCTTTAAGAAAGGTAGTTAGCTTAACAGATAGACAATACTTCTGTAACAAATCATGGACCCTATCGTACAGTGTAAATATACAAAGCTGGGTAAGTTTTCATAGTTATATTCCTAACTATTACATAGCTGAAAACAACTTCTTCTACTCAGGACTGAATGAAGGATGTGACTTAGAAGCTATTGCTGTTATGGAGATTCCTAGTCCAACTACTACAACTACAACAACAGTTATATTAAATTGTAACTTAGGCGGTACAGCAGAATATGTTATACCAGTAACAACAACAACTACTAGTACTAGTAGTACTACTACTAGTACAACAACCACTGAACCACCTTCTGCAAATTGTACCTTAACAGCAGGTAGCGTGCAAGAAAGTTATTTCTTATATTCTGAAGATAGATTTCATTTTAGCAACAGTGTTCTTGGAACATGTATTGCTGTAGCAAGTCCTGCTTATTATCAACCAGGAACATTACTTTTTGATCCTGTAGTAAAATTATTCCAAGATCCAGAAGGTTTAGTTCCTTTTCCATATACTTATGTAACTGATACACTATTTTCATCGCTTCCTACACCTATATATAACTATAGTAGCACAACAGGAGTTGTAGGATCATACGTAAGTTCATGTTTAAATTAAATAATCAATGGCAAATTCAGTAATAAAATTAACAGGAGCAGGAGTAGATACAGGACCATTTAATCTTTTTTCAAATGTAGATAGCTTTGCTGTAGCATTTGAAACAGGAGTTAGTAAAGCTGATTTATTGTCTGGATACTATACATTTATTCCTATAGGTGCTACTACAGTTAGAGTTAAATCAGCGAGTGTGTTATGTACAAACTCTGTAGATATGGGAATAACTACAACCTCTACCACTACAGAGAGTCCAAGTACAACAAAGTATTATACAGCAACCCCTTGTAATTCTTCATATAATACAGAAACGTTTAGCACAACTTCTTTATTAGATGAGACGAAAGTTATATTTACTAATAGTTTTGCTAATGGAGGATCTGAAGTATGCTTTACTGTTCTTAGAAACTATTTCCCTGGAGCTAGTACTGCATTAGGAACTTATACAGTATTTAATGATTGTGCAGCTTGTGCAGCTACAAATGTTGCCACTATAACATATGCAATTAGTGACGGAGGAAGTACTTTCTCAGAATGTCAAGGTGCACAATCTCAATATTATAATGAATATTATGAAACATTAACTGTAACATTTAAAGATAGTAATGGAGATCCTGTAACCCCAACTGGAACAGTTCAATGGAATTTAAATGGATCTGTGTTTACAACAATAACTCCAGGAACCACGTTTGTAATTCCAAATTCATTATACTGGTATGACAGTTCTGTATGTCCTGGAGGTGGTCCATATGCAGATGTAGTTCAGATTAAAATAAATGGAGTTGTATACTTAACTTATACAGCAGGAACTCCTTAATAAAATAAAAGATGGCTAAAATAGTAATAATAAAATTAACAGGAGCTGGTAACAGAACAGGACCATTCAATATCTATGATAACTTAGGTACTGTTTTGGGCACAGCTGTGTCCAAGGATAACCTTATTGATGGTTACACAGTGAGTGTTGCTGATGCTGTTACTTCAATTATTATAGAATCTACAGGAAGGTGTAAGACTACTATTGATATAGACATTACAACAATGACTGTTGAACAAATAGCTGCTGTTACATACACTCCAATTAATACAGCTTCTTTGTGGAAACATCTTGCTAACACAACTATTTATAATAAGTATTATGATATTGTAGAACCTTACATTATTGAATATCCATTCTCATATCAATCATATGATGAGATTCTTCAGAATGTAAAAGACTATACAAAAGCTTATAAATATCTTCCTATACCAGATGGTGTGTTTAATGATAATGCTCAGATAGAAACTGATAATCAATGGTTTAATAAAGCAGTATTATATAACGGACAGCAGTCTACAGGTATATTAGAATTGGTACCAAAACCAATTAATAACCTAAAAGCCTATTTACAATATCCTTTATATAATGCTGAGAGCAAAACTATCACATATACTAAATCTGATAATTTTTATCAGTATAATACTTTTTGGAGTTTAGTTAAAAATAAAGCCGTACCTTTGTTTACGGTGAGCTGTGAGTCATTATCAATAGACAAGATTGTAAATCAAGCTAATATGGATTACGGAAAAAGATCATATAAGAAAGAACCTTTAAGAGCTAAAGAATTAAAGGTAAGACATATCCTTGATAATACATCAGAGGCTCAATTGGTATCTCAATTCATTATTACACCTGCTCAAATTTCTTACAAGTAATGGCTAAGTGGTTAGATAAATATGAACAAGGAGGAATGGTCTTAAAGAAAAAGACTAAAGATAACTTTGGTAAAAAGTTTAATCCTAATGATGTAAAAGCATCTGTAGGTCCTGGCTTTGTAGGAGATGGTTATAATACAAAAGGTAGAAACTATTCTCCTGCATGGGGGGGTCAGTTTGCTATGGGTGGAAGTATGCCAGGTGCTGTAGGATTCACATACGCACGCACAGCTGGTTCAGCTCCTGCTAATGGTAAGTATACTAAGAAGACTAAAGCAAGTGCTCAGGATGGAAAGAAATTGTATGGTGCAACTGATGCAGAAGAACAGAGTGTTAAAGACTTTGCAAAAAGTTATTATGCATCTGACAGATTTAAAGAAAATCTTTATGATAAAGGAAATTTTGGAATTAAAGATAAATCAGCTCAAATTAGTAAAGAAGCAATTAATAAAATTAATAATTTAAGTTATACTTACAAACCACTTGATAGGACAGGATTTGATAAAGGAAACATAATAAATATGGGTAATCCTAATGAGTATTTAAATGCACCTAAGGATTTAGCATTTGCTCATGAGATGTTTCATCCAATGGAAAAAGAAATATTATCAGTACAGCCTAGAAATGTGATGATAATGTTAAACCATAACGCTTTGAAAAATAGAAAGGGAGATGCAAATGCTTTGTATCAAGATATGGTAAGCCCTATACCAACAACTGCAGATAACAAACCTATATATTCTTCAGTTGGTGATTGGAGACAAAGTAAAATAAAAGATTTTGCTGACGAAGAACAACAACTTTCTAGTACATCAATGCATGATGATTTGATTGGAGAAGTTAGAGCAGACATAATGGCTCTTAGATATTTGGCAAACAAGAAAGGAATATGGGATGTAACTAAATCAGGAGTTAAAGATATGACCCCTGAGATGTTAAATGAATTATATAAATCTCCAGAGTTAAATAAACAGATGTATAAATCAGATTCATCTGGAAAAACAAAATATCTACCATCTGAAAAAGCTAAAGCACCAGGAAATTTAAAAGGAGTTGAGGCTCCTAAAAATCCAGGGTTAATGTTAGATAGACTTAAACAAAGATATTCTGATAAAGACTTATTATATTTAATGAATAAGCTAGCTAAGAATGAAGGTGAAGTTCCTATGGACCAAGCTCAGAATGGTAAAGAGATGAAATTCTACCAAGAAGGACTAGACTTCAAACCTAAGAGTATAAGTAAGAATGGTTCTGTAATTAAAGATGACAGAGGACAGTGGGCTCATCCAGGTGAGATTACAGAGATAGATTCTAATGAAATAACAATGCAGGGAGTTGACTATCCTGTACTTGGTGTATCTGATATGGGAGATGTACAAATGATGTATCCTGGAGAAGATTACAAGTTTGATGGTGATAAGGTTACAGAATATCCAATGATGCAAGGTGGTGGTTGGTTAGATAAATATCCTGAACCAATGCGTCAAGATGCTACAAGAGTTGCTGCTCCTATAAGACCTCTTACAAAGAAAGAACAAGAAGAGAATGCTAGAATAAATAAAGAAACTCAAAAAAGAACCAAAGAACGTGATGAAAAAATTATAGCTGAAAGAGCAGCTAAAAGAAAAACAAAAGGAGATGTAAATGTTCCTGGGAGTTTTAATATAGCAGAAAAAGCTAGATTGTTTCCTGAGAGTGTTGGTGGAGTGGGAGAAATGTTTGATGATTACTTAAATCCAGCTACATATGTAGGTGTCTTAGCAGATGCTTTAGGAGAATCAATTGCAGCAAGAGACCCAAAAGCTATTGCAACATCTTTGGCATTAGCTGCTGGTACAGGAGCATTAGGAATAGATCCTTTAGGAAGTGCTTTGAAAGTTCCAGGAAAAGTTGCTCAATCAATGGAGTCTGGATTACTTTCTAATGCATATAAACTAAATCCTTATGCATTTAAACCTACAGAAGGAATGATGTATAGAGGGCTTGGAAAAGAAGGAATGGAAGATGCAGTACAGAGTGGTCTGTTTAGAGCTAAACAAAATGTAACTCCCACTAGTATAGGTAACTTTAATACTACTAGACAATTTAGTAAAGCTTACTATAGTCCTAGATTTGATATAGCAGATCAGTATGGACAAGGATTTATTGCTGAGGTACCAAGAGCAGCTTCTGACTGGGGAAAAAGATATGGTAAAAAAGAATGGAGTCAAATAGCTCAAAGAGATATACCTACAACTGAAGGTAAGATATTAAAGAAAGATTGGTTAAAAGGATATAAAGAAGTTTCTAAAAATAAATCAACAAAAGTATCTGAAATAGACTGGGCTAAATGGAATCCTGAAATTCCTAAGAATAAAAAGTTAATGGAGGAGTATATTAATATAGAAAACTCTACTAAAGCCAATGATGTATGGATGAAAAATCCTGATGGTAGTGAATTTAAAGGAACTCCTGAACAGTTTGTACAACAGCAAAGTCAAAACTTTAAAAAGGCATTTGGTAACTCTAAGTTAGTAAATCCAGATGGTTCTCCAATTATGTTATACCATGGAGCTCCAGAAAGGTTTAATGTTTTTGACCCTGCATTATTTCAAAGAGGAGATGCTGGATATTCAGGAGTTGGAATATATACAACACCATCAAAAACAGTTGCTGATAGTTATGCTTATTCTTCACGTTCATTTATAGGAGGAAAAGAACATACTCCTACTGTTTATGAATTATATGGTCAAGCTAATAATCCAATTAGTTCTGAACAATTAGTTAATGAAGGAGGTAAAAGAGATTTGTTTAATTTTAATAGAACAGCAAATTGGAAAGGAGAAATACCTATTGAAGAAAGATTGACTGGATATGATGCTGCTATTGCTAATAAACACCCTAATGTAACAAACGTTAGACCTTGGAATGACGCATATGAAATAGTGTTTCCAACAAATAAACAACTTAAATCAGCTGTAGGTAACAATGGAATGTTTGATATGAACAATCCAAATATATATAAAGCTCTTCTTCCTGCAATAGGAGTTGCTGGAATAGCAGGAGCTTCACAAAAGAAAAATGGTGGCTGGCTAAGTAAATATAAATAAATCATACAATAGATTATAATATGAAAGATCAAATCCTAAAGATTGCTAAAGTAAAGTCTGAAAAGGAATTCTACAAGAAGTATCCTACAGAAGAAGCATTCATGAAAGCTCATGGTAAAGCATTTAAAAAAGCTGCTATGGGTGCTAAGATGGTAGAAACTCAACTAGACCAATTAACTGACTTTGGTAACCCTCCTATGGCACAAGTAGGTGCAATGATTGGTGGTGACAATTTAAACCCTAAGCTTAAACCTGTAGGCTTCAATGACTTAATGACTGGAGCGAGAGCTACTAATGCTGGTGTTAGTAAAGAGGAACAAATGAGGCAAGATAACCTGGCTGCTCTTGAAGCACAAAATGCTCCTGCTGAACCAGTTGATGGTGGGTTTGCAAAAACGTTATCTGGGATTGCTGGTCAATTTATTAAAGAGGGTGGAGATGGAGATGTTGGAGATATTGTAAATGATTTACCTATTCATAGATATGGTGGTGACTTATATAAATACCAAGGTGGTGGTGGATTAACTAGTCTTGGTAATTCTATTGGAAGTGCTTTTCAAGGACAAGGTGGACTTGGTAGTGGTCTAGTTGATATGTTCAGTCGTACAAAAGGAACAGGTAAAGGACTTATAGATTCTAGTCAAGCTATGTTTAAAGATCTTGGGTTAAAAGGAGGATTAAAACAACTAGGAACATCAGAAGGATTAAAAGCTGCTGGTAAAGCTGCTGGTGTAGGAATATTAAATGCTGCTCCTCAAATCTTACAAGGTATTGGTCAAATTAAAGAACAAAAGCAAGCAATTAAACAAGCTGATCAAACTGCTCAAGTTTCAGGAATTACAGCACAAGCTGCTGAGTCACAACCTTTATTACAAAAACGTAGATATACAAGACCAGAAGATGCTTTGGTACAACCTGGACAATTAGGTAATCCTCAAGGTGCTGGTACAAACTATTTAGCTCAGAATGGTAGATCTGTTGGAGGTAATTCAACAGAGATTCAGAATACATATAATAGCCCTTTAGATATATATTCAGACCTTGGATTCACTCCATTGAATGATGATAACGCTAAACAATATGCTTATGGTGGTAATTTACCTACAGCAGAGTTTGGAGATTACTTCCAAGACTCAGGTCAAGCATCTATTGGTAAAGGTGTAGGTTCTGCTGTTGGTAGTGTGTTTGGTCCAATTGGTGGTATGGTTGGTGGAGCGTTAGGTGGTGTTGTTGGTAACTTATTAGGTGGTGCTAAAGATGCTAATAGACTTGCTAACTTACAAGATACAACAGCTAAAAATACAGAGAGAGCTGCTTGGGCACAAGGTGCTCAAAATATACAATCTACATATTCTAGTTTCATGGAAGATGGTGGATGGGTTAGTAATGATTGGCAACCACAAGTGATTGCTAAGTTTGGTGATTATTCTATGGATGAATTATTAAAGTCTCCTCATGATGCTGATATGCTACGTGCTGGTGGACATTTAAAAGAATACACTCCTCCTAGTGCTGCAGCTATGTATACAGATAGAGCTCAGTATGGTAAATGGATGAAGAGAACAAATGAACCAGGTGTAGAAGTTGCACCTACTGGTGGTGCTATGGCAAATCCACGATTGAGCAATATTAAAGCTTATACACAAATGAATACTACTGATACAAATAGAAATGGTAGAAGTAATTATAATCAAGACTTTACAAGTGCTCAATACACTAAAGACTATTATGATAACCAACCATCTCAGGAAGTTTATTCATATGGTAGAGATAATGGTAATAAGTTTTCAGAGTTTACAAGAATGGCTACAGAAGGGCAACCTGCTGTAAATGAACTTCGTAGAACAGAAGAGCGTAGACCATTCCTTAACTTGATTGGTAAAAAACAAATCATGGATAGATATGATATGTTAAATGAGAAGAAAGCTCAAGGATACATGCAACAAATGAATGATGCTATGCCTGGTGGATTACCAGGATATACAGCACCTAATATGGAGTATGGTGGACAGATGGCCATGGGTGGTGATTTAAAGGTTCACCGTGGTAAAGCAGAAACTATGTCTTACAATCCATACTTACCAGGAGATGGAGAAACAGTTATGTTCAGAGGACCTTCTCATGACAACGGTGGTATGCCAGTTAGTTATGGTGAGAATGGTGTAGAGGTAGAAGGTGGAGAACCAGCTGTTAAATTACAAGATGGTGGTCAAGAAGACAACCTAGTTGTATTTGGTAACATGGTTATTCCTAAATATGGTGTGAATGAAATAGGTGATGACAAAGCTAAGGGTAAGAAGTTTAAAAACTACATTGCAGATCTTAGCAGAACAGAAGCTAAACAAAACAAAATTATAGATAAATCAACAAAGCTAGTTAACAGCATTAAGAATGATAATCCATTTGATCAATTAACAATGAACGCTAGCCGTGCTAACTTATTAGGAGCTAATATGAAATTAAAAGATATTGCTGATAAAAAACAAAGAGCAGCTGTGGTACAGAATGCTATTCTTGATACAGCTAAAGAATACAATGTAGAAAGTGATGGGTTGGCTAAAGGAAAGCTAAAGCCTATCAAAGATCCATTAATTGGTAAGAATGGTTTAAACTTAAAGAAGGCTCAAAGTGGTGTGACTTGGCATCCAGATTGGGAAGATGTATCTGGTTATGAAGAACCTCAAGTGCTAAGTGCTGCAGATCTTGAAATGATTAAAAGAGGAATGAGCAAACCAGGATTTATGGGAGAGGGTTCAGCTATGTTGCCTGAGGTTCAGGTTACAGGAAAACGTCCAAAGTCAAAAGAACCACTACAAATTATAAAGAGAGAAACTAATCTTCCTAAAATGGGATTACCTCCAGTAACTTTTACTGGCAAACCTCTTGATCTACAAATGGCTAAAAGTAAGAAGAAGAAAGGAAAGTTTGATTGGGAAATGTTAGCTAAAACTTTAGCTTCTGGATTAGGTGACTATTTTAGACCTAGAACTCAAAATCCATTAGATGGTAGTCAATTAATGGGTGAGATGTATGCATTAGGTAATAACCAAGTAGAACCTGTATATGCTCAAACATATCAACCAATGTTAGACAATGTTTATGACATTTCATTACAAGATCAATTAAACGCTATTGATTCTCAATCTAGAGCTGCTATTAGAGCTGCTCGTGATAATCCTTCTGCTCAGGCTTACATTATGTCTCAAGCTGCTGATCAAAAGAATAAGGTGTTAGGAGAGCAATTTAGATTCAACCAAGCTACTAGAGCTCAAGTGTTCCAAGCTAATAGACAGGCTATTAATGATTCTGTATTAAAGAATATAGGAATCCTTGATACTCAACAAGTTAGACAATCAACAGCTAGATCTAAAACTAAAGAACAAACTATTGAAGCTCTTAAATCTATTGGTGACAAGATTGCTCAAAACAAGCTTGAGACTAGAAACACTAATACAATGGAGAATTTGTATGGATATAGATTTGGTCAAAATGACCGTTTATACAATGCAAACAATCCTTACTTCTTTAATACTCCTGTAGCAGGATCAACAACACCAGGTTCTACTAATGGTACAATAAATATTGGCGGTAAGACATATCGTCCTATAGATTATGATAATAAAACAGGAGTTGCTAATAAATTTGAACTAGTTGCTAAAAGTGGTGCTAAGATCAAATCTATGAACGGTTCTATTGTAAAAGCTCTCAAAAACATCTAACCAATCCAGTTATACCAAATTAACAAAATCTGTTATTGTTCTTGGTATTTCTGATATTTTAATTTACATTTGCTAATTAATACACTATGGCTTCATTTACAGACCAGATATCAAAATTTAATCCCTACGTAGCACAATTGCCTTCAGAGGCAATGGTGAAGGTAGGTATGTACAAACAGCAACAATATGATGCTGGTGTACAAAAGATCCAGTCCTATATGGATAACATAGCTGGGTTGGATGTAACAGATAAGCACAAAGCATACCTTCAATCTAAACTTGATGAATTAGGTGGTAAGTTAAAAACTGTGGCTGCTGGAGACTTCTCAAACCAACAACTAGTTAACTCTGTTGGTGGTATGGCTACAAGCATTATTAAAGATCCAACAGTTCAAACTGCTATTTATTCTGCACAAAAGATTAAAAAAGGAGATACTGATAGGGAAGCTGCTGCTAAAGCAGGTAAGACTTCTCCTAACAATGACCGTGATTGGATTGATCAAAAAACAGCTTGGTTAAATGATGATAATATTAATTCTCCATTTAACGGTCAATACAATGAGTTCTATGATGTAGATAAAAGTCTTATGGAAAGGGCTGATAAGATATTAAGTCGTCCAGATGAATATATTGTAGATAATCCTTGGCAAAGAGATGCAGATGGAAGGACAAAGTATTTCTACAATGAAGTGGTAAAAGATGCAAAGGGTAAGACAGTAATAAATCCTAAAACTAAACAGCCTGTAACTAGAGAAGTTTATTCTTTAGATCCTTCTAAAGGTAAAGAAAAAGTTGATGATGCTTTACTTAAGTTATCTATAAAAGGTACCTCTGCTAGTAAGCTATTTAATAACTTCTTAGACAGTATAGATAGTAGAGCTGCACAACAATTAAGAATTGACGCTAAAGCTAAATACAGAGGTATTACAGCTGAGGCATTTACAAAAGATATAGTTGATGTTTTTAATAATAAAAAACAATTTCAATCTCAAGAAATAGTTAATACAGCTGTAGCTTTAAAAAATCCAGATTTAACTGATTTACAAAAAGCTACATTAAAAGCTAAGTTAAATCAACTTCAGACTAATGAGAAAGATGGAGTGATAGATAAAGAATTAAACGCTACATTACAAGCACTTCAAAAGCCTGAGAATTTAGAAAAGTATAAAACTGACATATATACTCAAAAGCATTTGATGAATATGGCAACAGATATGTCTACTAGAAGCTATAAGCAAGAGTTAGATGATAATCCATATTTCAAATCATATATGGATAAACAAAAGTTTTTGTTTGATCAAAATAAGTTTGCTGATGAAAGTGCTAGAGGTTGGGCATCTATTCAAACTACTAGAGATAGACTTACCTTTGATAAAGAAAAAGACGCAAGAGATAATCCTTTACCTCCTGGTGATGTTGTATTACCAGGTACACTTCCTACAGGTGGTTCTGCTCCAACAGTAGCAAGTGAAACAGTGGTGTTAACTGAAAAAGCAAATGCAATTACAGCTTTAGAAAATAAGTTTGCAAGTAGATTATTTTCTGGTATGACTGATGATCAAAAGAGAGCTGGATTTAATAAGCTATTAAAAGATTATGCTACAAATCCTAAAGCAAATTATAGTCCTGATCAATTAGACTTTTTAAAACAACATGAGGTGGCTGAGAATGCGTTTGTTGCTCAGGCTAACTTAGTAACTGCTGCTCAAAGAAAAGTAAAAGAATATGTAAACACTGAAGTTAAAGATAAGATAAAAGGAGCAGCTGGGTATACAGGTGAGGCTATAGGAGAAATGTCTAAACAATTGCAACAATTTAATAGGATTGGCCCTAGAGGAATAACTAGATTTGATACTGAAGCTGCATCAAAATATTTTAAAACTTATGCTGGAGGAAAGTATTTACAATTATATAATGATTATTATAATGGTAATTTTAGTTTTAATGCCACTCCAAAACAAAAAGAAATTAAGAAGGTTTTAGATAATGCAACATCTACAATAAACACTATAAATAACGAGTCACGCAAAATTGAAAGTGATTACTTAGCTGAACATAACCCAAGGTCACTTATTCAAAGAAGTGCACTTAACATGAGTGATAAAAATGAGAAAGCTGCAATAGATAAGTTCCTAACTGGTAAACTTTCTGAAGAATTAAACACTGGTGGTAAATCTGCATCTACAGTTTTAGGATGGATGAATGGAGAGAATGGTGGTAATACAAGATTTGAAATACAAAAATCTAGAGATGGTAGTACTCAAATGTTAGCAATTAGCCCTGATGGATCACAAAGCCAAGTTGTTGCTATGAAAACATTAGAGCAAGATTTCTTTCCTAAAGTTAAGAAGACTAGTATACTAAACAGATACATAGACAATATAGCAAATTCTGAGAATCACACTACAAATAAAGCAAATCAAAGAGATAGTGAAGTGGATGCAACGAATGCTGTAAATGCAGGAATAACAGGATATGATGTTCCTTTATTAGCAAACGATCCTCTTGCTCCATTAGTTAGATTTGACATAGAAGGAAATCCAGATAATAATGGAACAGAATCTGATGGTTATAGTTTAATTATGTATGTTCATCCTCCTGGAGGAACTGGATGGAAAGGAAAAAGAATGCATACAGGATATGTTCAATCAGGTGGAATAGTAAACATGATGAATGGAATAAGTAATGTTGGTGTTCAACAAGCAATGAAAACTTGGAAATAATATGGCAATTTTAGATAATCAATTAGACGAAGATCAACATCTACCTTTAGATCCAACGTTAGGTGGACCTATAGTTTCAATGGCATCTCCAAATTTACTTAATGTAGATAACATTACTACTGGTGGTCCTATAACTGCTCCTGTAAGTCCTAAGGGGTTGACGCTTGAACAATTATCAGAAGTTGCTAACATGCCTGGTCCTGGGGGATTTGGTCAACCATTTGGATATATTCCACAAAGTGAACTTATTGAAAACCAACGCTATCCTATATACGGAAGAGAGGTTGGTGACTTAGAAGATATTAATGCACAGAGCCAAACTGCATTAGGTAACCTTGGAAGAGGTTTAGTTAAATTTACTGGTAGAACTGTTGGTTCTTTTGCTGAGGGTATGTTTAATATTCCCAATCTTATTTCTGCTATTAAAAGCGGAGATGCATCTAAACTGTCAGGTGACCCCAATGGTGTAGAAGGAACTATAGATGGCTGGATGGAAAGTATGGATAATTTTATCCCTACATATCAAAGCACTTATGCTAAAGAACATCCGTTTGTTGGTATTATTCCTTTTGCACCAGGAAGTTCTTATTTCTGGGGTGAGAAGTTTATGCCTAACTTAGGATTTATGGCAGGATCTTTTGCATCAGCTGCTGCTCAAGATGTTGCTATTGGTGCTATGACAGGAGCTATTGGAGAAATTCCATTAGTAGCTTCTCAACTTGGTAAAGCATCTTTATATTTAAATAAATTATTCAGTGCTGAAACTATGGTGGGTAAGGCAATTGGTGCAACCCAACTTTCAAAATTAACTAAACTTAGACAATTAGGAGAAGAGTTAGGAAAGAGTAAGAACCAAATGGTTGCTTTAGAAAAGCTTGCTCAAATGTCTGCTGCTGCTTCTTTAGGAACCAAGTTTAGATATGGTATGGCTGTTCTAGGAGCTTCTATGAATGAGGCAGGTACAGAAGGAAGAGATAGTTATAGAGCAATTAAGGAAGAACTTGTTAACCAATACAAGTTTGATCACTTTGGTCAAGAGCCAGATGCTGCAGCAATGGAGGAAATAGAAAATTACTCTCGTGATGGTATGAACACTAGGTTTGGTATCAACATGGCATTACTCACTGCATCTAATGGATTGTTCTTTGGTAATGCATTTAAATCTATAATTGCTGGAGGAGGACCTGTTACAGGTGGTTTACAAAAAAGCTTAGAAGAATTTGGTAAGATAGGATTAAAAGAAGGTAGCTTAGATGTATTTGAAAGAAAGGCTGTAGAATCAGTTGCTGGAAAAGCTTGGGATGTAGTTAAGCCAAAGCTAGCTACAATGTTTACAGAAGGGGTAGCTGAAGAAGGTTTACAATATGGTACAGAAAAAGGAACGTATGATTATTATACAAGACAGTATAAGTCTAAAGACAATAAGGACACTAGAGATGAATTAGATGAAATTATTAAGTCAACTGTGTATGGTTTAAATCAACAGTTTGGTACTCAACAAGGTATTGAAAACATGGTGATTGGTGCCCTTACAGGATTGGTTGTTGGTACAGGACAGAGCTTGTTTGATAATTATAAAAAGCAAGGAGTAGATGCTAGATTAGGTAATGCTATTAATGTTCTTAATACACAAGGGCTTACCAATACAATAAAGCAAATGTATGATAATACACAAACATCTGCTTTTATTGCTAAACAAATGCAAGAAGCAAACGCTTCTAATGATGTATTTAAATACAAAAACTTACAAGATACACAATTCTTTAGCTTTGTGCAATCACGTATTCCTAGTGGAATGCATGATGTAACAATTGAGCAATTAAAAATGCTTAAGGATCTTCCTAAAGATCAGTTTGAAAGCATGTTCCAATTAGATTTTGATGCTACAAATAAACAAACTGTAAGTGAGTATGTAGACAATTTAATTGATAAAGCAAATCAAATTAAAGAAACTTCAGACTTAATTAACAAAACTTTCAAGAATCCATTTAAGAATGCTCCTAACTTTGATGATGTAAATACATTAATTGAAGCTAGTAATTATAATACATTTGAAGATTATAAAACTGACTTAGCTTACTATGCTGTTACAAATAAGAATATAGATGGTAGATTACAATCTATTCAAACTTCTGTAAGCAATGTAAACCCTTTGATCAGTAATAGCATGCTTGCACAACTTACTAATAGAGAGGGACTAACAGAGTTACGTGATTTCTACGAACAAAAAGCTGCAGGCTTAAGTGAAACAATTGATTTGTACACTAACGCTGCTGAAAGAAAAGCAGGTAGAGATCAAATTAAAGCTTTGCGTACAAACGCTGAGAAGATCAATCTCTTATTGAAAGAGGGGAAGGTGGATGATAAGACCTTTGAGAAGTTATTAAACTTTGAATTGAATGGTCAAGATGCAACTAAATCTGATGTGCTTCCTTTAGGTAGTGCTAATGACTTACGTAACTATGGTGTTGACATTAATAAACTAGGAGAGAGAAAGCAAAAAGCCTCTGAAGCTTATGATAAATTAACTACCAAAGAAGGATTTGAGAAATACTTTGAAGAAGCTGATCAAATATCTAAAGAGAAAGCTGCTGAGGTTGAAGAAGATGAAGTGGTTGCAGAAGAGGAAGTGGTGGAAGAACCAATTGCAGAAACAGCTTATGATTTTGTAAACAAGGGTGGTGAGAAAGAAGCTGTACAAGAAGGAAGAGAGTATGAAATTGGTAAATCTAAATTAGCTACATTAAATAAAATAGCTGATGATAGATGGCAAGTTACTTCTCCTGATGGAACTGTGACATCATTCAAATCAGAAGAATCTGCAAAAGCTGCATTAGAAGATATTAATAGTGACTTAGCTGATCTTACTAAGGTGAGAGTAATTGGTCTTAATGAAGATGGTACAGTTAAGGTGGAAGATGTTAATGGAGACATTAAGAACATTGCTCCTGATCAATTGTCTGGATATGAGAAGATTCAAACTGACCAAGAGAAGTTACAGAAGTTTGCTGATGATGTAAATAAAGAACAGGCAGAGATTGAACTTAACTCTGGTGATGTTGCTATTGTAGATACACCAATTACAAAATCAGAAGATGAAGGTAGATTGGTAGATGCTAATATATTGTTTGAGCGTACAACTTCTGAAAAAGAAGAAGACATAGCATCTTTTAAACCTCATCAACTTCGTGCTGTTGAGTTCTTAAACAACGTTGGTAAGTTTCCTAACAGATCTAAAATAAGAGCCATTTTAGTAACTCCTAATCAAGAAGACTCTCTTGGTTTAACAGGATTAACTGAGATGCAATATGGTGTTCCTAAAGATGAAGTGCCTGATGCTACAAATGTAGATATTGGCTTAGTGGCTGCTGTATACGTAGAACAAGATGGTAGTAATGTTTACTTTGTAGACAAAGATGGTAAGCGTGTTGCTAAGGTGGGTGAGACAATGGACATGAGTAAGTTGGTATACAACACTATGCCCACTACAGATTTAAGATATAAAGACAAATCTCCTAAATACAGAGCTGAACAAAAAGCTTTAGCTGAAGCTAAGCAAGCTGGTTGGAAGATTAAAAGAGCTGAGTTATTTAAAGAACCTGGATATAAGGTTTATAATTTCACAGTGTCTAAAGGTATTCCTGAACTTACAAAAGGAGAAAGAAATCATATTGGTGAAACACTAGTTCCTGAATCTGTTATTTCTACACAAGAAGGATTGATTCAAGTTTCTAACACTGGATTTATATTCCATAAGGGTAAGCAAGTTAAGGTGTCTATTGGACATCCTTATATCCAATATGGTGATACATTACAGAATGTAAGAAGTAGAAACTTCTCAGCTAAGGAAGCAAAGGGTGTGTTTGAAGTGCTAAAGAAAATCTCTGAAGAGGTTAATAGCCAATTAGCTGCTGGTAAATCAATTAAAATCAATAGATTATATTCTACATATTTGCAGAATGTATTGTATTGGAAGAGCAAAGGAGCTAGTTCAAACAACCAAATCTTTATTAACACTAACACAATGAATCTTGAGTTAGGTAAAGAAAAGTATGACCTAACTAAAATAGCTGAATTAGAAGATCAAATAGTTGATCAATTAAAGAGCGTGTATCAGAATCTTAATAGAGATACACTTACTAAAAAATTCCACGAAAAATTCTTAGAACCACACATTGGTCCTGATGGTAATTTAATCATCAGTGAGTGGGAGAACTATCAAACATATTTATTGGGAAACAAGTTTCCTAATGGGTCATCTAGACCTGTTAGTGAAACTCCTTTGTCTACAAACGTAGCAAAGATTACAGATGCTGTTCCTTACAACTTCAAACAGAAGTATGCTGTCTTAGAAGGAATGGAACTTCCTGAACAATTACCTACTCCTCCTGCTACAGCTACAACCACTCCAACATCACCTGATGTTGTTGGTGGATATAATTTAGATGGCACTACAGAAAACATCTATGATGTTTCTACAGGTCCTGTCTTATTTACAGCTAAGAAAACTAAGGATGGATTATTTATTAAAATAACTGATAATCAAACAGTTACAGATATAGCTAACACTGAAGCTAAGGTTTTACAAATTGTTGAGTATTTAAAACAAGCAGAAAGATTTGATGCTACTAAAGATGATCTTGGTATAGTTAAAGACTATCTTAAGATTCAAATAGCTAATGAGATTAAGAGCAAAGATCAAGCTGCTCCTACATCTACAGCTGCTACGGTTACACAAACCACTCCTTATGGTACAGAAGCTGCTCCTGCAGTTACCACTTCTACAGAGTCTGTAGATGTGAAAGAAGATAAACCTTCAGATGTAGACTTTAGTAAATCTAAAGCACCTAAAGGTTCTCAATATAGAAGACTTGGTGCTGATAAGACTGAAAGAATGACTGATGCTGAGATTCAGTTATTTAAAGAGTGGGCACGTAAGAATGTTCCTGGTATTCCTTTTGAGATATTAGATCGTATCATCACTACATATGATGGTGAGAAAGCTTGGGGTGTGTTTGAAAATGGTGTAGCTAAATTCTACAAAGGTGGTCAGAGAGGTACAGAGTATCATGAGATTGGTGAAGGTATATGGAATGTTTTCTTATCTCCTGAAGAACAACAATCTCTTCTTGATGAATTCAAAGCTAAGGCTGGTAAGTTTAAAGATAGAGAATCTGGTAAGATGTTGTTCTATGAAGAGGCTACAGATCAACAGGCTAAGGAAAGAATCATGGATGATTTTGCTGACTTTAGACTTGGTAAACTTCCTGCTAGAAATATTGGTGAAGCTATATTAAAGTTCTTTAGAGATATCATTGCATTTGTTAAATCATTTGTAAACAAGCCTTCAGCAAAAGAACAATTGTTTAAAGCTATTGATACAGGTAAGTATAAGAGTTACACTATTCCTGAATCTGCTAAATCCTTAGCTCCAGAATATAGAGCTGTTGAAGGATTAAGTGAGAAGGACACTAATGATGTTGTAAGAGATATGACTGCTAGATTCTTTGCAAAGGTGTTTGGTACAAACAAATCTTTGTATGAGATTTCTAACTTAACTGCTCCTGAACTATTTGATGCTATCAAAGCTGAATATGAAGAAGAGAATAAGATAATTGGAGAAAAGAGTTGGTTAGCTCTTGTAGATAAGACAAAAGATTTCTTACGTACGTTTAAGATTGAGTTTAATAAAGATGATATATTAGATATTAATGCAGAGAATGTAACTAATAGAATGTATGCTGCTGAAGCATTCACTACAGATTGGAAGAAGAGTTCTTCATATCAAATCAAATTGTTAATAGGTACACTATTAGAAACAGTTCCTACTAACCAAGTTGATAGTTCTACACTATCTCTACCTGCTTTAGCTACCACTGATAAGTATTTCTTAAAGCTTGTAAACTTCAGTAGGGCATTTGCTACAGTGATAGACAAGTTAGCTAATACCACTAAGGTGAGCAAGATGGTAGATAAGTTAGTAGACTTAGCTAAATATGACTCTAACTATGTTAGATTGTTTACACGTTTGAAAGGAACCACTGGAGAAAGTGGTGAGATGGTTGCTATTGATTTCAGTAAGTTTGAGCCACATGATTGGAGATTGTTTGTACAATTCTACCAAACTTTTACAAAGCAAAGACCTAATGCATTAATACAATACGTTAACGCTGATGAGGTGTATACATCTCCTGCTGATCAATTCACTGTAAGTAAGCAAACTAAGACAGGTTGGATGAACAATCTTAAAGACTTGTCAACTGATCCTAATTCTTTAGTTAGATTTAACAAAGGACAGGGAAGATATAAGGTGGTGTCTACAGAAGGTGTAGATATTGAATCACCTCAACAAATGGTAGACTTCTTAAATAGGATTGGTGTTACATATACAATGGACACATATTTAAGATTGAAGCCTGAACAAAGAGATGATTTTGTTAAGGCAGTGGGTTCTATTCATGCATATTTTGGAAAGACAGGTGAGGTGGCTACAGTGAGTGGTAAGACATTAGGAATTGATGGACCATTAGATACATTAGCTGACTTATATGTTAGAGTGGAAAATCCTATCCAGGACACTACATATCCTAACGTAGAAGGTGAGAATACACAAGCATATACAGAAAACAATGCTCCTTCATTACTTGCAAATGAATTTAATGAGGCTGATACAGTTGAAGAATTAAAATCAAATAGACCTGAGCTTAATGATGTATTCTCTACAAACGGTTTGTTCTTCAAGAAGGGAGGACTGTTCTACAATAAAGATGGTAAGAAGATTAAAACTTTAGTAGTTTCTCACATTGGTGGTACAAAGAACCAAAACACTGGTGTAGATAAAAGCACTACAGGCTTAACACTTGGTAATAGATTCACTCAAGAGATTAATCAAAACCTTAATGGTAACTACCATATATTAATCCCTGCAGATAGTTCTACAGAATGGATGATGAACTTAGGTAATAACATCAGCTTTAAAGAAGTTGCTGGTGGATTAGCTTGGGGAAAGGTGAATACAATCTTCCAAGGATACTTAAAAGATGATATTGCATTAGCATTAGATTTTGAAAATAGAGAGAAGTTAGCTAATGTCACTGATGACTTTAAGAACTTAGGAAAGGCAAAAGAGCTTAGGTTCTTTAAAGATATCCTTAAGGGTAAAACGCTAGCTGGTGTTAACAACTTGATTATCAATGGTGCTACACAAGATCAAATTGATGCATACATTAAGGAGAATGCAGAAGCTATTAATGCAGATGTAAAAGCATACATTGAACGTAATGTAGCAGCTACTAATAAAATATTAGTAGACAACTATAAGCTTACTAATAATCCTAATAAGACAGTAACTTATGAAGACTTAGATAGTAAGTTTGCTAAAGCTGAGCAATTAAATAAAAACAAACTATCACAAGATGATGTAACTGATATTCTAACATTTGCTAGAATAAACTACATCATTAACAATATAGAGTTCCATAAAATCTTATTTGGTGATCCATATCAGTTTGCTACAAAGAAAGGTAAATTAGATGAAACTAAACGTGTTAAGTCTTTCTTGTCTGGTAGAAAAACAACATTTGATCATCCTGAGTTTAATACATTCCATAACCAAAAATATAACAATGCTGGTGGAGTGCAATTAACTGAAAATGATCCAGGACACCATTTGTTCAAACCTTACATGAACACTGTCACTCTTAGAGATGTAACAGTTAGAGGTAAGATAAATGAAGCAGATGCTGGTTCTTGGATAATGGATCACGTGTATAGAAGTGTTAAGCTTAGAAATGGTCAATGGGATTTAAATGGTCTTGCTGAAGATAACTATCAGTGGAACATGGCTTATACAAGAAGAGCTCTTGATAAGAGAAAAGATGTTGAATGGACCTATGGAAATAATACGAAATTAAAAGCTCATGATGATAAGCTTCTTAGCACTCCTGAGCCTGAGTTTATCAGAGAGGTGTTAAAGCCTATTGTGTCTGGTCCTAAGTATGGTTCAAATAGAATTGACTTAGTGCTAGATAAAACTTCTCAAATGCCTTTATATTATAAAGACTTAGAGGATTATAACTTAGGAGACTTCTACATAAAGATGTGGAAGGAGAAAGCTGAATACGCTATATTTGAATCTGGTAGAAAGGTGGGTGCTGAAGAGTTGTTTGATTTATACGATCTTGAAACAGGAGATGTAAACACAGCACCTTTTGGTAAGATGATTCCTGTAGCTTGGAAGACTTATGGTATTCAAGTGGAGAATAGTTATGATGGAGGTACTGGACAAACCCTTGGTTCTCAGCCTACTAAGATAGCTAGCTTAGATTTATTTGAAAATGGTAAACCTAGAACTGCAGATCCTGAAAGAGCTGAAGTGATTCAAAAAGCATACACTCGTAATGTAAAAGCGTTAAATAACTTATTCTTAGAAAATTACAATCAGTTATTAAAGAAGTTAGGTGTTGAAGATCTTGGTGGTGTATATAATATAGTGGACCCAACTGCTGTATCTAAATCTCTTGAATATGAAATGTTAAGAAGAGAGCTAGATGATAATGCTATAGATACAATCAGAACTGATGCAAATGGAGAGTTTCCAATTCCATTTGAAGCATCTACTGCTTATGTACAGATTAGAGATATTCTTTATTCTATGGTGGACAAAGCAATTGGTTCTCCTAAGGTGAATGGTTTCCCTGCTGTACAGGTTCCTGTAACTATGTGGGAGAAGTCTGGAGAGAAGAGAGGTGTGGTTGAAATTAATGGTAAGAAAGTATTTACAGACGGTACCCTTAAGTCCTACACTAAAGAAAATCGTTACATGGAGATACTAGTTCCTTATTGGTTTAAGGAGCAGTTTAAGAAGGCTGGATTTAAGTCTGATGAAGAGTTATTGGAATATTTAAATAAGCCTGAGAATGAATCAATTCTTAAGGGTATTGGTTTCCGTATCCCTAACCAGGCTGCAAGTTCTTCATTAGTGTTTAAGATAAAAGGTTTCCTACCTCAATCTATGGGTAAGACAGTTGTGTTACCTTCTGAGATTACAGAGATAGCAGGATCTGACTTTGATATAGATAAGCTTAATATGTATTTAAAGAATACATACATCAACTCTAAAGGTCAATTGAAACAAGTTCCTTTCTTTGGGTATGGTGAGCAGGCTAAAGATGCTATTAAAAACTTCATATTAAAAGAAGATATTGAAAGCATGCTTAATCTAGAAGATGACTTTGTAGTTGTTGGAGAAGATGATTATACTGTATTATCTGATAAGTTATACAAACAATCTGTTGAGAATGAATATTATGAGAGTCTTGAGGATATATTAACTCTTGATGAGAACTATGATAGATTAATCACTCCTATCTCTGATGCAGGATTAAAAGGTATTGCTGATGAACTTGATGGTCTTAGAGGAGTGGATGAAAGCAAAATAGAAAATAGAATCCTTGATGGTAACTTCTTAACTATGCTAAGACATGCGTTTGTTGTAGCTAAGAAGTGGGTGGGTATTGGTGCTGTTAATATCACTAACCATTCATTGTTCCAAAAAATAGAAGGGTATATTGATCCATTAAAGTTCTCTCAGCTATCTGATTATGAAAGAAAGATAATAGGTGACGGTAGAGTGATACTTCCTCATAACACAGTGAGAATCAATGGACAAGATAGAATATCTTTGTCTGGTGTATTAGATAGAGCAAACAAATACATCTCTGATAACTTATCAGGATTCATTACATCATTTGTGGATGTGGCTAAAGATCCTTACATTCTTAAAATCTTAAGCAGCAATAACATCATCAGTACAGCAATGTTCTTGACTAGAATAGGAACTCCTGTAAAGACAACCGCATTGTTCTTAAACCAACCTATCATTAAAGAGTACATGAACTATCTAGATAGTATTGGTTCTAGCTCTGTGTATAGCAAGAAGAACTTAGACTTTATTCGTAAGAAGTTCCCAGCTGATAGAAAAGCTGTAGTTAGTAATAAGATTGATATGAAGAACTTAGCTCCTAATATTAAAAATTACTATGCTGGTACAGCTATTGACAATGTTGAACAACAAAGAATATTGGTTGAATTCTTGAAATACCATAAGATGGGTCAGTTCTTATTTAAGTTTACACAAGCTACTAACTACGACACTACTAAGTTTGGAAGTGCAGAAGCTATGAGTAAGAAGAGATTGAGAACTACTTTAGCTGATAAAACAAATATAATTTCATCTGTTGGAGATGTGTTGAATAATTCCTTTGTAGGTGAGAAAGCTAACATCACTGAGAATGCTATAAATGCATTATCTCCTATATTAAAACTTGACCAAGTTCAGTTTGCTGTAATCACTAATAAGGTGTTAGATCCATATAAAGAAGATGAGTACTTGGCTGCTGATGACTTTGATAGAGTGGGTAATAAGGTTAAGACATCGTTCCTTGATTATATATTCCTAACTAGAACTAATCTACGTTCTAGACTAACAGAGTTGTTAGTTGATCCTTATACAGCTGTAGTTACTGATGTAGCTAAAGCAAAGAAGGATTATCCAGACATGGAGATTTTACAACAATTAGAACAAGTTTCTTCTGATAGAGTTGGGGGTGCTAAGAGTCTTAGACTAAAAGCAAATCTTAAAACTGCTTATGATAATAACTTATATCAAGGCATGATGAGAGAGCTTAGAGATAACCCAGCTACAAATGGTTTATATAATAGAATAGTAGACTTGGCTATCCTTCAGGGAACCTACCAATCAGCTATATCTATTAAGAACATTGTCCCTATTGAAGACTATTCTGAGAGATTAAAAGATGTTGTTAATTCATTAGCTTCTGATTTAAAGTTAGATAACTTCAGTAAGGTGGGGGCATTCCAAAGAAACAACTGGAACGATGAAGCTATATTTAAAAAGATCACTGATATTGCACCAAGCTTCTTTGGAGAAGGGGTAAATGATCTTGGAGAGTTTGTTAGTGAAGTTGAGTTTGATGAGTTCCCAACACTAGAAGGTATATCTACAGAAGGAGTTAAACAAGTGTTAGTGCTTGATAGATTTGATAACTTTAAAGATGTAGCATCTGATTACATTTTAGTTCCTAGAGTGGTTAAAAACGGTAATGAAAGAATTGATATAATTAATGGAGAGAGCGTATCACGTGCTGATTTTGAGAAGAGAAAAGCAATAGGTGACACATCTTTAAATGATGTAATGGGCTTCCAAAAAGTTAAATATGAAGATGGTACAGATTTTGTAAGAGGTTCTAAATACTACTACAAAGCTATCAATCTTTGGGGAGATGGTCAATATGCTACAGAAATGTATGATGATAACAGAGAGTCTGTATTTAACAATGGAACTGTTCATGTAAAAGGTGAACTTACTAATCAAAGTATTATTGATTATTTTGATAAAAAGTTACAAGTTGTAGAAGAAAATAATGTACCTTTACCTGCAATTCCTGTTCAAGAAGATAAGCAGTTTTTAATAGGTGGCACTTACTATTTTTTAAAACCTAACGGTGATATAACCTATGGTAATGGTAATATTGTTAAAGACCAAGGAGTTATAAATCAAATAACTGCTAGACAACAAATTCAAAATGGTAGCATTAAAGTTGCTAACTACAATGGGACTGATTATTTTGTATTGAATGATGGAAAAATTATAGACGCAACTAAGAATAATTTTGGAAAAGAACCAAAGTTAACTGTTGCTGAAAAAGAAGTTATTTTAGCTAAAGCTATCACATATAAGAAAACTTGTTAATATGCCTTGTAAAATAGAAATTAGAAAAGCAATTGATGCGAACATAGACACCTTAACTCAAAATGATTATTGGGGTTTTAGAGAAAAGGATGCTAGAAATGCAGCTGTTAAATTAAATAGCAACTGGGGATCTATTGCATCTGTACAACAAACATCAGGACAAGGGGGATATAGAATTATTATTTCTAGATTAGATGAAGCTGTTGATAGAGAATTTGCTAGACAATCAGTTGCAGAAAAGAAGTTTGAGAGAGACCTTGACTTCTTTAAGTCTGATGCTGCTTTGTATGAACAAGAGAAGAATGAATTAAGAGAGGGCGATGGTCCACAAATATCTACTCAGTCTTCCTTATTTGGATTAGATAAAAGCAATTTAGATTTCCATATTAATACATTAAGTGCTGTTGGTAAGTTCTTAGAGAACATAGGAATAGAACAAAGACTTGTTCCTGAGTTCTTAGCAGAAGATGGTTCTGTTGTAGAAGGAGCATTGGCTGCAGCAAACTTTGTTAATGGTACAGTGGATATTCTTGATGACTTAAATAAAAGACCAGCTGCTTGGAATAAACTTCCAGAAGAAGCAGCACACTGGTGGTATAGATTGTTAGATAAGAATTCTGAACTAAAGGAGGCTTTATTAACTTCTGCTGCCACTACTAGAAAAGAATCAGAACTTAGAGATTCTTTATATGGAGATTTATATGAGGGACCTAAGGTGATTAGTCAATTAGCATTAGATGAAGATGGAAATGTTACACAGCTTCCTGCTCTATCTGCTATAAGAGAAGAAGCCATAGGTCAACTAATTGCTGAAGCTATTCAACGTATTGAACAAAGAAACGCTGCCCCTGAGGATTATTCATTCTTAAAGAAGTTTATTGAATGGATTAATAGCATTGTTGACATGTTTAAATCTACAGAAGCAGATCCATATGATGTAGCTGCTATGAAGATCTTGTCTTCTGACCTAACAGACTTAATGAGCTGGGAAGAATACAATGCATTGAATAATTCTGTTTATATTGATTCTGTGGTGAGTGACCAATCTGTCTCTCCTGTAGATACAAGTATTATTGCTGACCTTGGTAGAGTGGAAATACTCACTGGCTTTACAGATAACCTAGTAAGATATCCTGATGGTGTGGCACAAAGATATAGATGGGTATTTGGAGAAAGACTTTATGAAACATATATTGATGATGAGAATGAAGTTGCTAATCTTGATGCAGGATTTAATGATGCTGTAAATGTTGCACCATCTCCTGCATTTGATACAAGAGAAGAATTAGATGTTTGGATCTTCAATAACGTTCCTCAATATACATTAAGACAAGAAAGATCTTTACAAGAAGTTAAAGACAATGAAATATTCTTTGATAGATTATTGAATAAGACATTTAAACAAAGAAGTAGATTCTTATCTAAAACTCTCAAGAAACAATATAAAATTTTAGATAGTGAAGGTGGATTACGTAGTTACGGTGATTTTCGTCCTAGACTAACTAATGTAGAAATAACTAAGAAGCTTTCTCCAATAGAAAAAGAAGCTCTTATTCATACAAACAACTATACAAACATCACTCCAACATTAAAGGTGTTACCTGATGTATTGAAGAAGTATAGTAAGAATCCTATATCTTTATCAGAACCATTGAAGATGGATACAGCTAAGAAACAAGAATTGCTTGTAATCAATGCTGTAATGGGTATGATTAAAGAAGAAAATCCTACAAAGAAAAGTATTAGTGCAGAAGATTTAGTGAATGAAGTGAGTAACTACTTAAAAGTCAATTACTTATTAGGATTTGCTAACGAAGATCAATACTTATCATATAGAATAGATCAAACATTCACTGAGGTTCCTGATAGAACAACAGATGAAGATGTTGATATGACAAACCTTAATGATGAGACACTAGCTCAAATGCCTATGGCAGAGAGACAAAGACTTATTCAACTTACAGGACTTACAAAACAAAACCCTTCTGTCTATCATAACAAAGTGTCATTAAGATTTAATGATAAATACTTTGCTGATAGATCAACTCACTTTAAATTATCTCCATCAGCATGGGGTAACTTAACTTATTTCTATACAGGAAATAACACATTTAAAGATGCTGTGTTATTACATGAAATACAGAATGACAATATTGAGTTCTTAAGAGAGTTTAAGCCCAATGAGCTTAACCTTGATAATCAATTGTTACAATTTAAAAATGATTTAGAAGAAACATTAGTTGAGAACTTACAACAGCTTCGTAATGGTGGACTTAAGGTTGTTAAAGCAAAAGATGGATTTATAAGTTTTTCTGGAAGAAGTGAAGATCCTTCTTTTGAAGGTATGGTAGTAAGTACATCAACGAGAGTATCACCTGTTTTTAATGAAAACTATTTATACAGATTTCTTAAAGACAATCAAGTGGTAGGTGATACACCATCAATTCAAGAAATTGAAATACTGCATGAAAGATTGTTAATAAACCTACGAGAAAGAACAGATCTATACGAAGGAAACCGTGGTGCAGAAACACTTATAAATATAAATAATACATTAGATAGACTTTACTCTGGAAGAAGACAATATCAAGATTTCTTTAGAAAAGGAGGTGCGAGTTCTATTTTATCAGCTGAAGATATCAAAAACATTGAAGATGTAATTGCTTTTGCAGAAGGTAGATTTGATAATATATCTGAAGACATTGGTTATTTTAAAAGTGATTATCGCATTAAGGAGATTGAAGAGAAGATTAATAACTATCTAAATGCAACGTATAAGAATACATATCTTAAATTTAAATTAGACATTGCTGCTAAACGTGGAAGAACTGGATTGAATCCTTCTATTAAATATCTATTGTATAATAGTGAGAAGAAGATAATGGAAGAGTTCAATAAGTCAATAACAGATCAAAAAAAGCAAAAACTTGGGGCTTTAAAAGCTGAAAGCGTTTATAATTTCCAAAAGAACTTATTAAAGATTACACGTAATCAATTTATTCAAGTAATTAATAGCATTAATTATAATGAAGAATTATTAAAACAAGCTGTAGATAAACAAATTGAAATAGACCTACTTCAAAAACAAACTAACTCTAATGAAAATTTAGATGAACTATTAGAACAACAAGAAGGTTTCTATAAACAAGCTTTAGCAGATGCAGATAAGAGTGCAAAAGAATTAAGTAAGAAGTATAAAAATCCAGAAGAAATAGCTAAAGAAACGTTGAACATAGAGATGAACTACTTCACTCCATTAGTACATCATCTTCTTCAAAAGCATATCAAAGAGGCTGGAAAAGAAACACCTATGTATTTTAGTGGTCATGATATCACTCTTCTTACACAAGGAAATAAACAAACAGCTTTAATCTATGCTGGTAAGGAAGAGATTCCTTTCACTCCTGAGCAAGTTAGAGAGATTAAAAAAGAAGCTGCTCAAAATTTAGGGTTACTACGTTCAGTTACAAATCCAACCACTGAAGAAGTTAACAAAGCATTGAGTGAGTTTAAGAAGGAAGGTAGATTCAATGCTTCAAGAATTACAAGTGAAATATTACAATTAACTAAGGGTAGACCTATTGAGACAGGAGCATTGTATAATGCTATGAGTCAAATCCCAGGGATTAAACTTATATGGCAGCCTAGTATCAAAGGAATTAAAGGTGGTGCTGGTGGTTACTTAGTTGATTTAAGCAATTACAACTATAACACTCCTGTACTATATGGTTTAGAAGCTAAGCAACCAGCAGCAGAAACAAGTAATAAATTACCTGCTTCTCCAGCTTCTCCAGCTAGTGTAGCTATTTTTAAAGATTTCTTAAAGAGAGCAGGTGTTGATATTCAAACACTTAAGTCTATCATAGTTGATGGGGCAAAACAAGATGCTAACGGTGCTGCATTGATTATGCAAAAGCTTGTACAAGTTATAGAGGGTAAAGAAGATGTAGCTCTTCCTGAAGAAGCTATGCACTTTGCTGTAGAGATTATACAACAAACTGACCCTAAGTTATTTAACCAGTTATTGAAAGAGATTAACGGTTACGCTATTCTTGATAAGGTGTTTAAGTTATACGGTAATGACCCTAACTATCAAACCAAAGATGGTAAACCTGATGTTATTAAATTAAAGAAGGAAGCTATTGGTAAGGTGTTAGCTGAAACTATTATTAATAAAGCTGAGGGTAGAACAGAAATTCCTCAGAACTTAGCTAAGGTGGAAAACTGGTGGCAGAGCATAATAACTTCTATTAAGAATTTATTTGCTAAGTCAGGTATGGACCAAGCTGCTATTAAAGTGATGTCTGGTGAGGCAATGGGTACAGCTGCAGACATTAGAGCTAAAGAGGGTGAGGTGTATTTCCAAAAGAATTCTCAACAACAAGTTTATGATAAGATTAATGAGGTGAGATCCAAGATTGAGAAGAGAGATGACGGTTATTATATAAATGGTAAGAAGATTCCTACTAGGGTTACAGAGCTTATTAAAGGCTGGAATAAAGATTTACTTGATGCAAATGAATTAACTAAGTCTGAGTATAAGAAACTTATAGATAATGAAAAGGCACTTAATGGTACTAAAGGTCACTCTGATATTGAATATGCCTTTGGTTTATTTGTAGATGAGAATGGTGACTTGAGAGCTGATCCATTAAATGATGACGGATACATATCTCAATTAGATCCTAACAACAGAAAGTTCTATGAAACACTTAGAGATAACTTACAAATAAGATTAAACTCTTTCCCTGAAGGAACTAAGTTTATGGCTGAGGTTATTGTGTATGATCCTAAAAGAGGTGTTGCTGGTACAATAGATTTCTTGGCTATCACTCCTGAAGGAAAGGTGAATATCCTTGACTGGAAGTTTGTAGACATTGATATAAAGATGAACAAGGGTGATCTACCTTGGTATTATACAAGCTCTTGGAGAAAACAAATGGGACAATACAAGCTTATCCTTCAAGATAGCTATGGTATTAATCCAAAAGACTTTGAGCAAACAAGGATGATTCCTATTAGAGCTGAGTATTCAAATATAAATAACGTAACTAAAGAACTTCCTAGAGTGTTAAGTGTTGAGATAGGAGATCCTGATGCTCAAGAAATTACTAAGAACTATTTAATTCCATTAGGTCTGGAAACAGAAACTACAGGAAGTAAAGAGATTGATGCTTTATTGGTTAAACTTAATGCTGAGTATTCAAGACTTGCTGAAAAAGGTGTACCTCCTTCTGAGAGACTTAATAAGAATGAGCAATTGAACATTCTATTTACAAGTATTAGACAGTTACAAATGAGAGGTGACCTTGGTCCATTGTTAACTCAAGCTAAGGTTTTGAATAGACAACTTACAAATCTTATTGATAAATACAACACTCAGTTTAAAGGTAAAGATGCTAAGACATTTGATGAGGCTGAAATAAACAGAATGAGTTTAGAAATCAATCGTGCTGAGGCAACTATTAGTATTTACACAACATTAGATACAGATCTTGACTTCTTGTTTGAAAATGATTCATCTGAAGAAGCTAAGCAACTTGAAGAGGATTTAACAAAAACTGTAAAGGATGCTAGAAAATTACAGGTGCAATTAAGAAAACTATCTGATGATTTTAATGAAGATGTAGTTGCTGCTAGTGTAGATGTAAAGAAATTGATATCTCCTGAAAAGATTATCAAGGGATTAGGTAAGTGGTTTGGTACCACTTCTACATTCCAAAGCAAAGCTATTCAAGTTTTGTATAAGAAAGCTAATAAAGCTTTTGCTTATGCAGGATATGATACACTTGATGAGACTAGAAGATTAGGAACTTATAAAGCAAACTTTGATAAGTGGGCTAAATCTAAAGGACTTAATCCTAAGAACTATTTTGACATTCTTAAAAAGAAGGATAGTAATGAGTTAATTGATCAATACAATCCTGACTTCTACACTACATTAAAGAAAAAAATTAATGATAAAGATGTAGATTGGATTAAAAATAATATAGATATTGAAGCGTACAAAGCAGCTCTTGAAGAAAAGATAGCTGAAGAGACAGCAAGAATTGAAGGCAAGATGGCTGGTAGAGTTGGTACTGATGTACAGAACTTAGAGGCAGAGGCTGATGAGATTTCTCAGATGAGAAGAAAGTATGACATCTCTAATCCTAAAGGTGCTGGTTGGTTCCAATACAGTTTAATTAACAAACATCCTGATACTAAATGGGAGTCTGCAGAATGGGTAGAACTTAACAAGCCTCAGAATAGAGCAGCTAAAGATTTCTATGATTACATTATAGAAAAGAATAATGAATATGCAGAACTTGGTTACATCTATAAAGGAGAAGCTAGAACATTCCTTCCTTATGTTAGAAAGGGATTAACAGAGAAGCTTATATTTGGTGGAAAGATAACTGTGGGAGAACAGTTCATTAGAAGCATCACTGTTGATGAAGGTGATACAGGATTTGGTAAGTTTGACCCTATTACAGGTAGACCTATAAACACCATCCCTAAATACTTCACAAGAGAGATTGATGGAGAAGTTAGCACTGACTTGTTTAGAACAATGGCTTTATATAATGAAATGGCTATTAAGTATAAATATGTAAGTGAGATTGAAGAACAAGCTCAGGGATTAGTAGCAACAGAAAGAAATAAAAAAGCTATTGCCACATCTATATTTGGTAAAACTCAAAAGGATGCAAACGGTGATCTAACTTATACACCAGACAATAGTGAGAACACTAAACTTCTTGATGATATGGTTAAGTCTATCATCTATGGACAGAAGTATATAACTAGTGAAAGCTTTGACCAGATATTAGGTAAGTTTGGTGACTTTGGAGAAAAGATAAATAAAAAGATTGGACGTGATTTGTTTCCAAAAAATCTCAAGGGAAAACAAATTAGCTTCAACAAAGTGATTAATAATATTAACAATCAGTTTGCTGTAAACGCATTAGGTTTAAACTTATTGTCCTCAGCATCTAACTACTTTGGTGGTAACTCTCAATCTATTATTAACTCTGGTAAGTATTTTACTAAAGCAGACTATCTTAGAAACCAACTGTGGGTACTTCCAGGTAAAATGATTGGTGGAGATAAGAAGAAATACATTGCAGCGTTAGAATATTTCCTTCCTCTTTCAGAAAACTATAATAGAGAGGTAGCTAAAACATTGTCTTTGAGCAACTTAACTCAAGAAAGAATTCAAGATTTCTTAATGATTCTTATGAGAAAATCTGATTTGAATGTACAGACAACTAACTTCTATAGTTTCTTAGACAACTCTATTGTATTAGACGGACAAGTGGTAAACGCTAGAGAATATTTAAGAAGCACACCTGAATATGAAAACATGTTCACTGGTACATCAGATGAAAGAAAAACTAGAAGAGATAAGTTTGAAGAAGACGTTAAGCAACTTGTAGAAGAAAAAGGAGTGATGAAACTGGCAGAACTAGTTGATAATAAACTAGTTATTCCTGGTGTAGAAAGAAAATCTGAGTCAGTTGTTAACTTAAGAAGAAACGTACAATCATTAACTAAGAATGCTTTAGGTACATTAAGTGATGATGATATACGTCCTATCAACCAAACTATATACGGATCATCATTCATGTTGTTTAAGAACTGGATTCCTAGACTTGTGGATGTTAGAATGGGTAACTTAAAGTACAACTCAGCTTCTGATGCGTATGAGTGGGGTAGAATGCGTATGATGTATAGAGTGATTTCAGATGACTTATTAGGATCTTTAAAGAGTTTAACAAGTGCTATTAAAGGTAATGATGATCAATGGGTTGCTCAAATGCAAGCTTTATTTGAAAAGAAAGCTGCTGATTATAAAGCAGATACAGGTAAGGATCTTGAGATGACTGAAGGAGAATTCTTAGGTTTAGTTAATCAAAACATGAAGTCTCAAATGTTAGATGTAATATTCCTTGCTAGTATGTGGGCTCTTGTTATGGGACTTAAAGCATTTGCTCCTGATGAGGATGAAGATCCAGCAGTTAGAAACAAATATAAATATTTGATGAGAGCTGTAGATAAGTTTAAGGATGAGATTACTTATTTCTATGATCCAACTAGTATGGCTGGACTTGTATCTAAAGGTATCTTCCCTTCATTAGCACTTATAGAAAACTTCATTAAAGTGATTAAGAATGGTGGTACAGAATTGTTTTACTTATACGTAGAGCCTGATGAAAAAGCTGTTAAG